TGGATACTGTACGGAACCAAGCAAAGAACTTCGCTTCGACCGTCTCACTTACGGGATCTTCTAAACACAAAGTCATCATCATCGATGAGGCGGATAACACAGGCAACGACGTACAACTCCTACTACGGGCGAATATTGAGGCATTTTATAACAACTGCCGATTCATCTTCACCTGCAACTACAAAAACAAAATTATTGAACCTCTTCACTCTCGATGTGCAGTCATCGACTTCAGCATCAAAGGAAAGCAAAAGCAGCAACTTGCGGGAAGTTTCTTCAAAAGAGTTCTCCAAATCTTGGATCAGGAGAAAATTGAGTATGATGAAAAGGTTGTTGTTGAACTAGTTGCTAAACACTTTCCTGATTTTCGTAGGGTTCTTAATGAATGCCAGAGGTACTCTACTGGAGGAAAAATTGATTCTGGCATTCTTGCATCTTTCTCCGATATTTCTGTAAATGAACTCATTAAGAATCTCAAAGACAAAAACTTTTCAGAAGTCCGCAAGTGGGTGGTCTCCAACTTGGACAACGATGCTTCTAGTTTACTCCGCAGGGTGTATGACGCCTGTTATGATTGCCTTTCGCCCCAGTCTATCCCTGCTGCCGTTCTTGTTATTGCTAAGTATCAATACCAATGTGCGTTCGTGGCTGATCAGGAAATTAACCTCCTAGCAGCATTAACTGAAATTATGGTGGAGTGTGAATTCAAATGAAAGTTCCAAGTAAATCTGACTTGATGCATTATCAACTTCAAGCACTTATGCGAGAAAACACTTTTGATGAAGAACAAATGAAATATCTTGGTCTTCGTGATGATGGGAAACATTGGTATCTTTTTGGTGGAATACATGAAGTATCCTCTGATCAATTTGAAGAAATTGAATTGGTTGAGGGAATAGAATGAATCCTTATAAAATTAACAAGGCAAATCTTTATGAATCGCCAATAAAAACCACCCCAGAAAACGTAAAGGAAGCAAACGAAGCGTTGTTTCGTGCTAAAATGACTCTTCCTGCTGCTGCCAAACACTGTGGCATGACGCAGAAAGAAATGAAAATGACCTTTCTTGAATACCTGAAGTACAACAAACCTGATTATTGTAATGATTGATTTTATTAAAACAATTGATTTAATGCGATTGTCCTTCTTTTTTTCCAGCCTGTCTGGAAATACTGATCCAACTCAATATTTTGATGTTGGTAGGATGATTGAATTTGCATATGAAGAATATAGTGGTGGTAAATTAAAAAGAATTAATCAAACAGGTAAAGATTTGATTGATTTAAATGGTAAAACATATGAAAGTAAAAAGGTAACTTTCAAAAATAAAAATGAAATGGCAGTTAGGGGTGTCGTTGTAAAGAATGCAAGAGGGAGTGGGAAGACTGATTTTGTACCTGCCGATTATTATATCTTTAGTGATCCAGATAAGTTGAAAGCTTGTTGTGTTCCTGGATCAATGTTGTATAATTTTAAGAAGTCTAACAGTAATGACATTACTGCTTCTTGTGATCCAAAACACGAACATTTTTTTCTTTATGGTGGTCCTGTATGGAATAGGAACTATTTTGGAGAAAAAGATGAATTTATTATGAATTTTATACGGAGCGTTCCTCATGAAATCGTTAAAAACACCCCTTAGGTATCCAGGCGGAAAGTCCCGTGCCTGTGAAAAAATGGGACCTTATTTTCCAGATCTTCGTAACTATGACGAGTTCCGCGAACCATTCCTTGGTGGTGGAAGTGTTGCGATTTATATCACTAAAAAATATCCCAACCTAGATATTTGGGTAAATGATCTTTATGAACCTCTTGTAAACTTCTGGCAACAACTCCAGATGTTTGGCACTGATCTTAAAGATAAACTTGTAGATCTTAAGACGACAAATAATACTCCAGTCCTGGCGAAAGAACTTTTTCTTGAAGCAAAGGAGCAAGTTAATGACAAAGATTTGCCAAGCATTGATCGTGCTGTGGCTTTCTATATTATCAATAAGTGCAGTTTCAGTGGTCTCACAGAGAGTTCATCATTTTCAGAACAAGCATCTAATTCCAATTTCAGTTTGCGGGGAATTGAGAAACTGCCTGAGTATTCTTCGCTAATTTCAAAGTGGCGTATAACTAATTACTCATACGACTATCTGATGGATGGAAACATGGGTGCTTTTATGTATCTGGACCCTCCTTATGATATTAAGGATAATCTCTATGGGAACAAGGGATCAATGCACAAAGGATTTGATCACGATAAGTTTGCTGCTGATTGTGATTCTAATAAGATGGATCAATTGGTAAGTTATAATTCTGATCAACTTGTAAAGGATCGTTTTAAGAATTGGAACGCTGCAGAATTTGATCTAACTTACACAATGCGTTCTGTTGGTGAATACATGCGTGAGCAAAAACAACGTAAAGAACTTCTGCTTTTTAATTATGGAATTGAAGGACTGGTTAAACTCAATCAATCAGACGAAGAAACATCTAATTGATGAAGATCCTTCGCTTGAGAAGGAATATGCACCTTATATTATCAATCGTTGTTTTTCTGGGCATATTGATTGCATTATGTTTGCGAATGAAATGAATATGTGCCATTTTCTTCCAAAAAAGATGCAATATGACTTTTTTATAAATAGTCTGAGGAAAAAGAAGAGATTTTCTCCCTGGCTCCGTCAAGATAAAATCAAAGACCTTGATTATGTTAAACGTTACTATGGTTATAGTAATGAAAAGGCAAAACAAGCTTTGAGGATTCTTACAAAAGAACAACTTACTTTTATTAAATCAAAATTTGAAACTGGAGGATCAAAATGAGTGTCGTTCAAGAACCTGAAGTGAAGTGGACGCCAAGTCAAATGGTTGAAGTGGTTCTAAATGAACCAGATGACTTTTTGAAAGTGCGTGAAACTTTGACTCGTATCGGAGTCGCTTCAAGAAAGGAAAAGAAAATCTATCAGTCTTGCCATATTTTGCACAAGCAAGGTAGATATTATCTCGTTCACTTTAAGGAACTGTTTGCTTTGGACGGTAAACACGCTAACCTGACTGTGAATGATGTTCAGCGCCGCAATCGTATTGCCCAACTTCTTGCGGATTGGGGTCTAATTACGATTGTTGATCTTGAAAAAATTCAAGATATTGCACCCCTTAATCAAATTAAAGTTCTTTCTTACAAAGATAAGGGAGAATGGATCTTAGAAACCAAGTACAATATTGGGTCTAAAAAGAAAAAGGTAGAAGACGCCGAATAATAAAGTGCGGGTTTTACGACCCGCTTTTTTATTGGAAGTGTTATAATTATATACGGATGCCGAAAGGGTCCACACAACACAAACTCGCTTTAAAAAGGAGCTACCATAATGACTAACCTTACAAGGTATACTGCTGCAGATCTTCCTGCTCTGATGGAAAGGATCAACAAGTATAGTATTGGAATGGATGAGTATTTTGATCGTATTTTTCATCTTCATGAAACTACCACCAATTACCCTCCTTACAATCTAGTTCAAGTTAGTAACGTAGAATCTCGACTAGAGCTTGCACTTGCTGGATTTAAGAAAAAAGAAGTTTATGTCTACACGCAAGACGGCAAACTCTTTGTGGAGGGCCAAAAAGAAGACAAAGAAACGGAGTCCAACTATATCCACAAAGGTTTGGCTCAACGGAGTTTTAAGAGAGCGTGGACACTCTCTGATGATACGGAAGTACGATCAGTTGATTTTGAGGATGGGCTTTTAACTGTGACTCTTGGTAGAATTGTTCCTGATCATCACAAGCGCAAAGATTATCTATAAATACTTTTGAATATCGTCGGCGCGAGGGGAGACTGGCAAAATCCAGTTGACTCCCCTCTTTTTTATTGCTATAATGGCAGGAGAGCATGTAGTAATTTATGTCAATCAAATTATTGATATTGAAATCTGGAGAAAATTTAGTATCTGAAGTAAAAGAACTTGTAATTCCAGATACCCAAAAAACTTATGGGTATTTGCTTAATAAACCACAAATAATATCTTATGATAACAGCATGTTTTTGATGGAATCTAGTAAAGATTCCGAAAAACCTTCTGTCAAAGTATCATTGTCCCCATGGATAATTTTGACGAATGATGAAGATGTTCTTATTCCAATTGATTGGGTTGTTACTGTAGTGAATCCAATAGAAACTTTAGAAAAAATGTACGCTGAGCAGACAAATGGAAGCACCAATTAAATCTCTATTATTAAGAAATAACGTTATCTTAATATCTCAAATTATAGAAATGGATTCTGAACTCGGGGAACCTAATTGTAAACTAATTAATCCATGCGAAATCAATGATCAGGGGCAAGAATTAAGTTTTAAATTTTGGATGAATAGTATTAGCGATCAAAAAACATTTATGATACAATCTGAAAATATCATTACAATTATGGATGTTAAAATTAATGTTTTGAAATCTTATTTAGATTTTTTGGAGAATAATTGATGAAAGTATTGAGCATTGATCTTGATTATATAATGGGATCATCATTGTTATTATATAATTCATTGTTTCATGACGAAAATCCATCTGTTAGGTGGAAAAAAATATTTGAATTTAGTGATTTTTCTGAAAGCCATTTTTATATTGATCAATCTGCTTTATTATTTTGTTTTGATATTTTTCTAAAATCATTAAAAAATTCTAAATCGTTTTCATTTGGATATGAACATGATGATATTTTACATTCTATTTCCGATTATAGTAATATTGAATTGATTAATGTTGACCATCATGATGATGTTTTCATGAATAACTCATTTGATTTATTTGGAAGCAATGAAAAATCAATGGATTATGAATATGAAAATATCAAAAAATGTAATTATGTCAATGAAGGAAATTGGATAGGATGGTTGGCCAGTAAAGGAAAACTAAAATCTTGTGTGTGGATAACAAATCCAGATAGTTCACATAGAGGAAAATCTAATATAATTTTAAAATATATTCCAAAATTCTATGATATAGAACGGCATGAAATAACATTTCAAGATTATAATTTTGATCATGTGTTTTTGTGTTTATCGCCACAATATGTTCCAAAGAATCACTGGCATTATTTTCGAATGTTTTTGAATGCTTATGAGGAATTTACTGGTAATCAACCAGTTATAATTACAAATAAAAATAAAAAATTTGAGTTAGAATTTCGGTATACTGAGGTAAATGATGCGATTTTACACTAACGTTCAAATGGTCGGGGATCACTTCTTGGTCCGTGGTTATGAAGATGGTAAACATTTTATGACCCGTGAGAAGTTCAACCCGACTCTTTTTGTCCCTGCGAATAAAAAAACTAAATACCAAACATTAACTGGAGAATATGTAGAATCAGTTCAACCTGGATCTGTACGTGACTGTAGGGAGTTCGTTAAAAAATATGAGAATGTAGAAAACTTTAAAATCTTCGGAAATACACAATACATCTATCAGTATATTTCTGACATTTATCCAGAAGAGGAACTGAAGTTTGACATTAGTAAGATTAAAGTAACCACTATTGATATTGAGGTTGCTTCTGAAAATGGATTCCCCGATGTAGAATCTGCTGCAGAGGAAGTTCTTTTGATTACTATTCAGGATTATTCTTCAAAGCAAATTCGTACTTGGGGAAAAGGTCCTTTTCAAAACAAACAGAAGAATGTTGATTATCGTTCTTTTTCTAATGAATATGATCTCTTAAATGATTTTATTAATTGGTGGATGATTGAATCAAATACTCCTGAAGTTGTAACTGGGTGGAATAGCAAACTGTATGATATTCCATATCTTGTTCGTAGAATTGATAGGGTTCTTGGTGAAAAACTCATGAAGCGGTTGTCGCCATGGGGTCTTGTTACTGAAGATGAAACTTATATCTCTGGACGTAAGCACCTTTGTTATGATATTGGTGGAATCTCGCAGTTAGACTATCTTGATCTTTATAAGAAATTTACTTATAAAGCACAGGAATCCTATCGCTTGGATTATATTGCCGAAGTTGAACTCAAGCAAAAGAAACTGGATCACTCCGAGTTTGATACGTTTAAAGACTTCTACACTAAAGGTTGGCAGAAGTTTGTAGAGTACAACATCAAGGACGTGGAACTTGTTGACCGTTTGGAAGACAAGATGAAACTGATTGAACTTGCTCTTACTATGGCATACGATGCCAAGGCAAACTATGAGGATGTATTTTCTCAAGTTCGCATGTGGGATACAATCATCTATAACTATCTGAAGAAAAGGAATATCGTTATTCCTCCTAAAGAGCGTTCTGATAAAGATTCCAAGTATGAGGGTGCTTATGTAAAAGAACCTATTCCAGGAATGTATGATTGGGTTGTGAGTTTTGACCTTAACTCGCTGTATCCTCACCTGATCATGCAGTACAACATCTCTCCAGAAACACTTGTTGAAGAGAAGCATCCAACAGTTAATGTAGATAAAATTTTAAATCAGACTATTAACTTTGAGATGTATAAGGATTATGCGGTTTGTGCAAACGGAGCGATGTATCGTAAAGATATTCGTGGATTTCTTCCAGAGTTGATGGAGAAGATTTATAATGAACGTGTGATCTTTAAGAAGAAAATGCTTGCGGCAGAGCAAGAATATGAAAAGACCAAGAACAAAGAATTGGTTAAAGAGATTGCTCGTTGCAACAACATCCAGATGGCACGTAAGATTCAATTGAACTCTGCTTATGGTGCCATCGGTAATCAGTATTTTCGTTACTTTAAACTCGCAAATGCTGAAGCAATTACTTTATCTGGTCAAGTTTCAATTAACTGGATTATGAATAAAGTAAATTCTTACTTGAACAAGATTCTTAAAAGTGGAGATGTAGATTATGTTATTGCTTCAGATACCGATTCTCTTTACGTTAATATGGGTCCTCTGGTGGAAACTGTATTCAAAGGAAGAGAGAAAACTACTCAAGGCGTTGTTTCGTTCCTTGATAAGGTCTGTAAGGTGGAATTTGAAAAATATATTGAAAGTTCTTACCAAGAATTGGCAGAGTATGTGAATGCTTATGAACAGAAGATGATCATGAAGCGTGAGTGTATTGCGGAACGTGGTATCTGGACTGCAAAGAAGCGATACATTTTAAGTGTATGGGATAGTGAAGGTGTTCGTTATGAAGAATCTAAACTGAAGATCAAAGGGATTGAAGCAATCAAATCTTCTACACCTGCACCTTGTCGTAAGATGTTGAAAGAATCTTTTAATATCTTAATGAGTGGAACTGAAGATGACATGATTCATTTTATTGATAAATGTCGTGAAGAGTTTAAATCTCTTCCTCCAGAACAGATTGCGTTTCCCAGAACTGCTTCTGATGTTCGGAAATATTATTCATCTTCTAGTATCTACGCTCCTAAAACTCCAATTCAAGTTCGTGGTGCATTATTGTTTAATCATTATATAAAGCAGAAAAATCTTACTAATAAATATTCGCTAATTAATAATGGTGAAAAGGTAAAGTTTTTATTTTTGAAGAAACCAAACACTATTCAGGAAAATGTAATTTCTTTTATTCAGCAGTTTCCTACCGAACTTGGTCTTGACAAATATATTGACTATGAACTACAATTTGAAAAAGCATTCTTGGATCCACTCAAAACAATTCTGAATATTATTGGATGGAAAGAAGAAAAAACTGCAAACCTTGAATCATTTTTTTTCTGATGGATTTACCTATTAACGACGAAGAACTAAACACTATTATTAGTGCATTAACTTTGGGTGGGGATACTGCACTCTATCAAAAGTTAAAATTAGTTAAGAATCTTAAAGAGCAAGGTTTGCCCTATAAAAAAATACTTCGTGAAGAGTATGGTATGGTGGCATGATAACATTACCAATAACAGATAAAGATTTAATTGTCATTATGGAATTATTGGAAAAACATAAAGACAAGCATAAAGACTTGTATGCAAAATTGTGGTCGTTTAAATTTCAAAGGAATACAAAAAATGGATTTTCTTAAAGATATTGTAAAAGAAATTGGTGGCGAGTATACGCAACTTGCTTCAGATATTGATGAGACTGAAAGTTATGTTGACACGGGTTCATATATTTTTAATGCACTGGTTTCAGGTAGCATATTTGGCGGCGTATCTGGCAATAAGATTACTGCTATTGCTGGAGAGTCTAGTACTGGAAAAACTTTCTTCAGCCTCGCCGTTGTTAAGAATTTTCTGGATATTCATCCCGATGGTTATTGCCTCTACTTTGATACTGAGGCTGCTATTACCAAAGGTCTTGTAGAATCGCGTGGAATTGATACTTCTCGTCTTGTGGTTGTCAATGTTGTTACTGTTGAAGAGTTTCGCGGAACGGCGCTCAAGGCAGTAGACCTGTATATGAAAAAACCCGAAGGTGAGCGCAAACCTTGCATTTTTGTGCTAGACTCTTTGGGAATGCTTTCCACAAGTAAGGAAATTAATGATGCCTTGAATGATAAAGAAGTTCGGGACATGACTAAATCGCAACTTATTAAAGGCGCATTCCGTATGCTTACCCTTAAACTTGGGCAAGCAAAAATTCCAATGATTGTAACCAATCATACTTATGATGTTATTGGTGCTTACGTTCCTACTAAAGAAATGGGTGGAGGTAGTGGTCTTAAGTATGCTGCTTCTAGTATCATTTATCTCTCAAAGAAAAAAGAAAAAGATGGAACGGAAGTGGTTGGAAACATTATCAAAGCAAAGACTGCTAAGTCGCGTTTGAGTAAGGAGAATAAAGATGTTGAAGTACGTTTGTTTTATGATGAACGTGGTTTGGATCGTTATTATGGATTACTTGAACTTGGCGAAATCGGTGGTCTTTGGAAAAATACAGCAGGTCGTTATGAAATTGATGGAAAGAAATTATATGCTAAACAGATTCTTAAAGAACCTGAAGTGTATTTTACCGAAGAAGTAATGCAACAACTTGATGATATTGCCAAACGTGAATTCTCCTATGGAACGAATTGAAACAACCATTCTACGAAATTTGATTTTTAATGAAACTTACTCGCGCAAAGTTATACCATTCATACAACCAGATTATTTTGAGAAAAGGTCGGAAAAAATCATTTTTGATGAGGTTGCTAAATTCATTATCAAATATGGGTCTGCAATTACGCCAGAAGTTTTAAACATTGAAATAGAGAATCGCACGGATTTATCCGAAACGGAAATCAAAGAAATTAGAGAAACATCTCAACTTTTTCATAATGCACCAGTAGAAAATCAGTGGTTGCTTGATACTACTGAAAAATGGTGCCGTGATCGTGCAATTTATCTTGCCCTAATAGAATCTATCCATATTGCCGATGGAAATGATGAAAAGAAAAACAGAGATGCTATTCCAACTATTCTTTCAAATGCCCTAGCAGTATCGTTTGATAATCATGTTGGTCATGATTATCTTCAAGATTATGAGGAACGTTATGATGCTTATCACCGCAAAGAAGATCGTATTCCGTTTGATTTGGAATATTTCAACAAAGTTACAAAAGGTGGTCTTCCTAACAAGACTCTTAATATCGCTCTTGCTGGGACAGGTGTTGGTAAATCTCTTTTCATGTGTCACATGGCGAGCTCCTGTGTGCTTAACGGACATAATGTGCTTTACATTACATTGGAGATGGCAGAGGAGAAAATTGCTGAACGTATTGATGCAAACCTTCTGAATGTTCCTATTCAACAATTGGTAGAACTTCCTCGGCAAACGTTTGAGAATAAGGTTACAAACCTCTCGAAGAAAACTCAGGGAACTCTTATAATTAAGGAATATCCAACTGCATCTGCACACAGTGGACACTTTAAATCTCTTCTTAATGAACTTGCACTTAAGAAGTCATTTAGACCTGATATTATTTTTATTGATTATCTCAATATTTGTGCTTCTAGTAGGTATAAATCAAACCTTTCTGTTAATTCTTATTCTTATATTAAAGCAATTGCAGAAGAACTTCGTGGATTGGCAGTTGAATTTAATGTACCAATTGTCTCTGCTACCCAAACTACTCGTAGTGGTTATGGTAACTCTGATGTTGAACTTACTGATACTTCTGAATCATTTGGTCTGCCTGCTACTGCTGATCTTATGTTTGCCCTTATTAGCACAGAAGAATTGGAACAGTTGGGACAGATTATGGTGAAGCAATTGAAAAATCGTTATAATGATCCAACAGTATATAAACGCTTTATTGTTGGTATTGATCGTGCCAAAATGAGATTGTACGATTGTGAACAAACTGCTCAAAAAGATATACTTGACAGTGGGCAGGATGACGAGTATAATGATTATGAAGATAAAAAACCTAAAAAATCTTTTGAAGGATTTAAGTTTTAAAAACTAATAAGTATGACTAAAATTAATGTCTTTGATGAAATAAAAGAGTTTTATAAAACTCCTGGATATTCTAGTAAACATATAGTTTATTGGGATATCTATAAAAATATTTTTAAAGGATTTAATCTAAACAAAAAAATTAATATTCTTGAAATTGGAGTTGATAATGGAACTGGTATGCAAGCATACCAAAAAATATTTCCCAATTCAAAAATATGTGGAATTGATATTTTACCAGTAACTTCCAATATTGGTAAAGTTTATATTGGAGATCAAAAAGATGAAAAACTCTTAGATATTGTTAATTTTGAAAATGGACCATTTGATATTGTTATTGATGATGGAAGTCATCAAAACAGGGATCAAATAAAAACTTTTGAATACTTATTTCCAAAAATGAATCCTGGTGGGATTTATATAGTTGAAGATATTCATACATCATATTGGAGTGTTTGTGGTGGTGGATATAATTCAAATTCTTTTGTAAATTATTCTAAAAAATTAAGTGATCTTATAAATTATTGGTCTTGGTTGAAAGGATACCAATCTTCAGATGGTGTTTGGCATCCAAATAAAATGGATATTGAAAAATATAAGTCTTATGGAGTTTCTGAAAACATCTATTCAAATTTGAATTGTATTTCATTTTATCCAAATATTATAGTATTTTATAAATCAAATCAAATTTGGGAATATCAAGCAAAAGATTTTTTTGTGTAAATTATGATTTTTTCTTTTGAACAAGATTGGAAAAAATACACTGAAGTTAATAATACTATAGTTGAAAGTATTGATTATGGTATTGGAAAAGTTTTAATCGTAAATGATTTTTTAAAATATCCAGATAAACTTCTAGACTTGTGTAAAAAATTATCTTTTTATACTTCTTCAACAAAAGATATAATTAGACCTGGAAAATCATTTCCATTATATCCCGATTATTTGAACAACTACGGAATTAATATTGGAAATTTTTTATCTAAAACACTAGGATGTTTTGATGTAAATTTTTCTGATATTATAGTAAATTGTTTTAATGGTGATATGAAAACGTGGTATGAATATCCTCATACTGATGTTGTGGATTTTGATACTTCAAAAAGTAATTCTCATATCGCAGGTAATATAGGATTAACACCAGAAAATAAAAGTGGAACTGGATTTTGGTCTTTTAATGATAAAATAAGTATATTGGATATGAATGTATCCGAATTTTATGATTATAAAAATTTCTTTAGTTCTGTAGTATATGAAAATACTTCTGCAAATCAACCAAAAAAATGGAGGCAAATAATAAACGAAGGACCTTGGAAACTTGAATTTATTTGCCCTTTAGAGTATAATTCTTATGTTCTATACTCCTCGACAAATTTTCATAGTTTATATATGAATCCAGAATGGTATATTGACAAAGATAGAATTTCAATAGCAACTTTTATTGATGTTACTCCAAATGATATTAATCATTCTGAATTTAATGATTTCCACAAACAAATTTGGAATAATTTAAAATTAGATACTATTTTTAATCAACAATTTTAAATCTATGACAATTTCAACCGATAAAAAAACACTAGATAACGGATACGCCGAATACACTATGACTGAAACTGCAAAACACGTTGATTTTGATAAGTATGCTGAGTTTGTAGATGCTGTAACTTCTGATGCATCTAAAGACTTTCTCGCTTTATCTGATCGTTTAGTTGCCCTTGATGAGAAAGGTGCAAACATTGAAAGACTTCTTACTGCTGCTGTGGGTATCAATGCCGAAGGTGGAGAGTTCATGGAAATTGTCAAGAAAATGGTTTTTCAAGGAAAACCTTATAATGAGGACAATAGGGAGCATTTAATTATTGAACTTGGTGATATTATGTGGTATGTTGCTCAGGCATGTATGGCACTTGATATTTCTATTGATGATGTTGTTGCCAAAAATGTTCAAAAACTTCTTAAGCGTTATCCTGAAGGTGCTTTTGATGTTTATTTCTCCGAAAACCGTGCTGCTGATGACCGATGACTAAAGAAAAACAAGTAACTATTAAAATGGATGTTCGCTCTGCTGCGGCAGTTCGTCAAATTCTTTTTGATGCTCAAAAAGGATATACTTATGATGAATTAAGTGTACCTCCCCGAATTAATGATATTAGGAATGTTATTTTATCACTAGATAATCAAATTGAAAATATCTTAACATGAGAATATATAAAGAAGTTTTAAGTGATAGTTTAATTGAAGAATGTAAAGATGATATTTCAAATTTAATTAATCAAAATGTTTGGAGATCAAATGTTTTTAATTGGGATAGTAATCTTTTAAAAGGAACTTCTGGAACTTGTATCTATACTAAAATTTCTAATGAAAAAATTCTCAATCAACTAATAGAACAAACAGAAGAACATTTTATAAAAAAATATAAGACTTTAACATATCTTTATTACATATGGCAAAGTAATTCTGGGATATCCTTACATACCGATGAAGGACACGCTTTTGGTGCAACAATATATCTAAATGATGAGTGGCATTTGCATGATGGTGGAATTTTTCTCTGGAAAGATGGAGATTGTCCAAATGAAGTTTACAAAGCAATATGTCCACAAGAAAATATGATGATTATTAATGATAATTATGAAAAACATATGGTTACTCTAGTTTCCCCAAATTCAAATGATTATCGGTATACTATACAAATTTGGGGAGACGTTCGTTAAATTATATAAATAATTGACCCTTTTGGGGTTTTCTGGGGAATTAGTTAAACGGTATAACGGGTGCTTTGCAAGCACTTATTAGGAGTTCGATTCTCCTATTTTCCATTTGCCCGTGTACTCCAACGGTAGAGAGAGTGGACTTAGAATCCATACAGTGGAAGTTCGAATCTTCTCACGGGCACTAAATAAAAATAAAACATTAATATGAATTCAATAATTTCTGATATTATTAATTCATTTGAAAGTAATTCTAAAACAAGAACCTCTAGATATAAAGATTTTCTTGCTTACGTTTACAAAACATTTGAAAATAAGATAATTTCTTCTAGAGAAAAAAAGACAAAGAATAAATATAAAAAGATAAGATTAAGTGTTTTACAATACATAATAGCAAACGAAAAAGAAATAACAACAGAAATCTGTAAACATAAGTAATGAAAAATTTTTCTCAATTTGTTGAAGGTTTATCTTTAGCAACTCTTCAGGCAAAAAGATCTGGGTTAGTTGGAGATGGGCATGGTGGATGGCATAACAATAAAACTGGTGAATTTGAAGCAAAAACCATAGGTGGTAGATTACATTTTTATAACAAGAGGCAGAGACTTGGACAGCAAGATCCACGTCAAACTCCCAAAGAGAAAAATTTATCAGTATCGACGCCACAAAATTCACCTCCAATTAATGAACAGGAATTGAGAGAGAAATACATTAGTGGGGAGATATTTAAAGAAGGTGATATGGTTCAAAGTTTAGTTAATGAAATGGTTGGAAAAATAATCCGCAGAGGAACCAATCATTTGATTTGTGTAACTGAAGATGGTGTTATGTTTAAATCTTGGATAAAGGATGTTACTGAAGCATATAGTGAAAAGCATATGTCTTCAAAAATGAGAGATGAAAAACATTCTAATACTTTAATCGGAACAGAAGGATATCTTAAAAATGTAATTGATAAGACTCCAGGATCTCTTGATTACAACCAAGATTTAATTACATACGGTAGGGAATTCATAAATAAGTATAGAAAAAAGTAAATTAGAAAAATTCCATGGCTCAAACTACAGTTGGTCCTCATCGCGGACATGCCGCTGGTGATACTGATATTGAAAAGGCAGCATCTCAACTTGCTTCGGACGTAAAATATAAAGTTAAACAAAAAATGGGTGCTCATACTGATATGAACCCAGCTCAAGTTGTTAGAGCATATTTGGCACAATTAGCAAGTTCTCCTGCACCAGGTCCAGTTAAAGCACTTGCAAAGAAAAAGCTTTCTGGTGGCGTAAAAGAAGAATATGGAATTGGTGAACTTGCAAAGCAATCTACAGTAAATGCCTTAATTAAAGTTTTCGTTGAAGGTGTTACTGTTGAAGAAGAAGTTGAGGATATTGCAGAAGCGGATGAAAAGAAGTATTGGGTAGTTGTTACCGATAAGAAGACTGGCAATACCTATCGTCGCCAGGCAACTCGTGCAAAAATTGCAGAACTTCGTGCAAATCCAAATATTAGAAGAGTTGAAATGACTGGTTATCATCCAAAAGAAACTGAGGATAAGCAAGGACAAAAAACTTCAAAAGTAAAAGCAGGTAAAGGTTTAGATCCTGTTGGTAAAGAAGATGCCGATCTAAACAATAACGGTGTTAAGAATGATAAATCCGATAAGTATCTTTTAAAGCGTCGTGCTGCTGTTGGTAAGGCTATTGCTAATCGTACAGGATTGAATAATAGTTTTGATCTAGATGGTGAAGTTGTTAACGAAGCAAAAAAGACAAAAAAGAAAAATGATACAATAACTGGTGAAAAAGTTAATAACTCTAAGTATATTAATTTAAAACCAACTATGGAGCAAACTGAAACTGATGCCCCAGTAAAAAATTCTTCACAAGATGAGGAGCAAAAGAAAAAACTTAAAATTAGACAGCAACAAGTCCAAGCTGCTTTAACACGCCAACGCCAAACTATGCAATTGCAAAGATCTGGCAGACTTCCTTTAAATTATTCTGAAGATAATAATCAGGAAGGGGACGATATTCAGGAAGTTGCACCTCCTGGATTTGAAGGAACCGTGAAAGCGATGAAAAAATATCCTGAACTTTCTAGAGGTAAAACCCCAGAAGGAAAGGACAAGAACATTTATGCTCTTGCTTGGTTTATGAAGAATAAAGGTTTTAAGAGTCACAAAACTAAAACTGGCAAAGATAAATAACCCAGGATACTCTTTATAGGGAGAATGTCATGGATGCATTAGTTGCGGTGGTAAAACCACTTATTCTTAAGTTGGCCACACATCCAGCAGTTAAAAATCTTGTGATTGAACTTCTTGAAAAATATGTAAAAACAACTGACAATAGTATTGATGATATGGTTCTTGCTACAGTTAAAGAACTTCTCTTTAAACCACAAGAATGATTACGTGTTTAGTAACTAATTGGGGAGTAACTATTCTTCTTGGTCTACTGTTAACTGCTTCTGAATGGTTAGCAAAAACAAAAAGATTTGAGGAGAATGGATTACTTGACCTAATTACTCATTTTTTAAAAACTATTCTGCAGAAAGGAGACAAAAATTAAAAGTCTCCTTTTTTTATAAATATCAATAGAAAAAGAATTTATAGGTAAAGCACATGGCTCTTTGGGGCAAAGCAGACGCTGTATATGCGACAGGAACAGTTACTGTAGATTTGTCTAATAAGACAATTACTGGATCTGGTACAACTTTTACCAATGCTTCGGTAGGTGATGTAATTTCAATCGGTGTTGGTAATACTTTTGGGCAAGCAGTAATTTCTGGTATTACATCTAATACTTATGTTTCTATTGCATCAACACAATTCATTACCGGAATAGGAACTATAGGTTATGGTAGATTGGTTGGTGTTGCATATACCATTTCACAAAAACCAAAATATACTTTAGAAGACGGGCAATATTTTGCTCCTGATGTAAAATCAAATAGATATTCTGCAGTGTTTGGTGTTGATACTTACGAAACTGCTGCTGCTCGCACAACAACAGTTGGTGGAAAAGCAGGTGCATATGGAGTTTCTCATGCAGGTTGGGTTGGGGTAACAACTTACGTAGATGCACAGGGTAATTTCAGAGTCAAATCTGAAGTTCTTGTTGCCATGAGTGGAATTAGTTCAGGAACTCCTGCAGCGGGAACTTATGGTGATGCTGGAGATGACACTAGATTGCCAGATAGCTGATAATATATGAGATTTGACGAATTGAATGAAGACAATTATATGCTCTTCGCTATAAAATTCTATAATAACCCACAGTCTGTAACTAAAGAAGACTTTGAGGATGATTTGAAGCGAATAAGATATATTAAAAAATTACTGAAAAAATATAAAAAAGATAATATTTTAAAAACTCATTTAATTTTAAATCATCTTATTCTTTTGTTTAATGTTTTTGATGATGCCGCTATTCCATTATTATTCTATAATTTGGAACAGGATCTTTGGCCAGCATTAAAAAGCTTTTTAGTTTTTTTGAATAGGTTGCCAGAATTTCCAAAAACTAAAATTGATAATATTAAAAAAGATGAATATTGTACAACTGTTTTAAATTCAATCTAATGAATGTAGACAAAATTATACAAATTGTTCATAAATTAAAAGAAGATGCCGTTGTTGGTGGGATGACAACTGGTAGTTCTGGTCCTATTGCTGGATATTCTGAAAAATCTCCATCAGAAGGACCACATGCTGGATGGACACCAAAACTTGGAAAGACCCAACGTAGAAATAATTATGCTACAGGTGGACGTGGATCACGTGCCCCATGGTTAAAATATTTAAAGGAGAAATAATATGTTTTCTCAAGAATCAAAATTAGCGGTTCTTGAATCTAAACTTGGTATTTACGAAGACTTATCCCGCGAAATGCTTTCTAAATTAGAAACAGCAGTAGATAAAATTTCCGAAGGCAATTCGCGTATTGCTACAATTCTTGCAAAACACGACGAAAGAATAGAGCAAAGTATGAAAAATGATGATCTTATTGTGAAAATGATAGATGAGATGAAAGAAAATAATGATAAAGAACATAAAAAAATAGAAGAAAGATTTGGTAAGATTGAAGAAAAAATAGAAGATCTTAAAAAATTTAGATGGCAAGTAGGAGGGGTTCTTGCATTTGCAGTAGTTGGTATTGGAATCATTAATGCTTTTGTCCCCAAGCTCTTGACAGCATCCCCTCAACAGGTTATAATAGAGCGCACCAAGTAACACCGCCTTGTAATGGATTTTGTTGATTTCAAGTATATTGGTTTAGTTTCATCACGTCTGCAAAAATTTAAAAGGGTTAAATCGGATCTCTACAACTTCCGCTGCCCTATTTGTGGTGATTCTCAAAAAAACAAAAACAAAACAAGGGGTTATATTTACACGGTAAAAAATAACACTAATTTTAAGTGCCATAACTGTGGTGCTAGTTTATCATTCAATAACTTTCTCAAGGAAATAGATTTAAATCTTCATAAACAATATACTTTAGAGAAGTTCAAAGAAGGGCATACAGGTAAAAACTTTGTTGCAGAAGAACCAAAGTTTGAATTTGCTAAACCAGTTTTTAAAAAAAAACTAGATCTTCCCAAAGCATCTGAAGTTCCTCTTGCTAGGGAATATCTGGAAAAAAGAAAACTGAATCCAGAAAAGTTTTATTTTGCTAACAAATTTAAAGAGTGGACAAACAATCAAAAACCTACTTTTGAATCAATTAAGAATGATGAAAGTCGCATTATTATACCATTATTTGATTTTGAAAATAATCTAATTGGATTTCAAGGAAGATCGCTAGTTCCGAACTCTGTTAAATATATTACTGTGATGCTTTCGGATGATGCTCCAAAAATTTACGGTCTTGACCAAGTCAATTCTTCGCAATCCATTTACATTGTTGAAGGACCCTTCGATTCCACGTTTGTACAAAATTCTGTTGCTATGTGTGGGTCCGACGTTGATATTAGGTCGTTTGGTTGGAGCGATTATATTTACGTTTTTGATAACGAACCTCGCAATAGAGAAATCGTCAACCGAATATCAAAAACAATTAACAGAGGCGAACAAGTAGTGATTTGGCCATCAACCATCGAGCAGAAAGATATTAATGACATGGTGCTCGCTGGACTTAATGTTATGGATGTGTTAAAATCAAGTACATACACAGGTTTAGAAGCAAAAATTAAGTTTAACAACTGGAAGAAAATATGAGCAACGGAACAAAAGTCGTTAAAAGAAATGGCAAAACTGAACCCCTTGATCTGAACAAACTCCACATCATGGTGGAAGAAGCATGTAAGGATCTTGCTGGGGTATCCGCATCTCAAGTTGAAATGCAATCTGGCATTCAATTTTATGATGGTATTACAACCGCAGAGATTCAGGAAATTCTGATTCGTTCTGCTTCAGATTTAATTGATTTAGACCATCCTAACTATCAGTTTGTTGCTGCCCGTCTGCTGCTGTTTGCCCTCCGTAAGCAATTATTCGGGAGAATGCATGAGTGCCCTACTGTAAAGCAGCATGTTGATCAATGCATAAAAAAAGGAGTTTATGATGCAGAAATTGCGGACCTTTATAGTGATGAAGAGTTTGAAAAACTTCAGTCGTTCATTGATCATAGTCGTGACTATTTGTTCACTTACGCAGGTTTACGTCAAGTCGTTGATAAGTATCTAGTGCAAGATAGAAGCACTGGAGCACTTTACGAAACGCCACAGTTTATGTACCTTTTGATTGCGGCAACTATTTTTTCCAAGTATCCAAAAGAAACACGTTTAGATTACGTTAGGAAGTATTACGATGCAATCTCCAGGCACAGAATCAACATCCCAACACCAATCATGGCAGGAGTGCGGACGCCACTTCGACAATATGCTAGTTGTGTCCTTGTTGATGTTGATGACACCCTCGATAGCATCTTTACTAGTGATATGGCTATTGGCAGATACGTTGCACAAAGGGCGGGTATCGGCATCAACGCAGGTCGCATCCGTGGCATCAACAGTAAGATCAGAGGCGGAGAAGTTCAGCACACGGGTGTTGTTCCATTCCTCAAAAAGTTTGAAGCAACTGTCCGATGCTGCACTCAAAATGGCATCCGTGGTGGATCAGCAACTGTCCACTTCCCAATCTGGCACCAAGAAATCGAAGATATCCTAGTATTAAAAAATAACAAAGGAACTGAAGATAATCGTGTTCGTAAGTTAGACTATAGTATCCAAATTTCTAAAATCTTCTATGAACGATTCATTCAGAACGGAGAAATCTCTCTCTTCTCTCCGCACGACGTTCCTGGTCTTTATGATGCTTTTGGCACTGATGGATTTGACGAGTTATATGTATCTTATGAACGAGATGCATCTATTCCAAGAAAAACTATCGGAGCTCAAGAACTCTTTTTGGATCTTCTAAAAGAACGTGCAGAAACAGGTCGTATTTACATTATGAATATTGACCACTGCAATTCTCACTCATCCTTCATTGATAAAGTAGAGATGAGTAACCTATGTCAGGAAATTACTCTTCCAACTAAACCACTTCAACATATTGATGATACTGATGGAGAAATTGCTCTCTGCATTCTTAGTGCTATTAACGTTGGAAAAATTAGGGATAACGAAGATCTTGAAGTTCTTTGTGATCTTGCTGTTAGGAGTCTTGATGAACTCATTGATTTCCAGGGATACCCCGTTAAAGCAGCAGAAATCGCCACCAGAGCACGCCGTTCACTTGGAGTAGGATTTATTGGTCTTGCTCATTATCTTGCCAAACATGGGGAACATTATGAAGACCCCCGTGCATGGAAACTTGTTCATGATTTGACCGAAGCATTCCAATATTATCTTATTAAAGCAACGGTTAATCTTGCAAAAGAAAAAGGTGCTTGCGAATATTCACATCGTACAAAGTATGGGCAAGGTATTTTGCCGATTGATACATACAAGAAGGATGTTGATGAAATCGTTCCGAACGAATTAAAGTATGATTGGGATAGCCTTAGGGAGCAGGTTAAGCGGTATGGTGTACGGAACTCAACATTGTCCGCACAGATGCCATCGGAGAGCAGTTCCGTTGTGTCAAACGCAACAAATGGAATTGAACCACCTCGCGGATACTTGTCCATTAAAAAGTCGAAAAAAGGTCCACTTAAGCAAATTGTTCCACAATATCAAACACTTAAGAACAATTATACGCTTCTGTGGGATATGCCTAGCAATCGTGGGTATATTCATATTGTTGCAGTTATGCAGAAATTCTTCGATCAAGCGATTTCTGGAAACTGGTCATATAATCCAGAAAATTATGCCGATAATGAAGTTCCTACTTCAGTAATGGCACAAGACCTTTTGACTACATATAAGTACGGTTGGAAAACCAGTTATTATCAAAATACAAATGACATGAAAAATGATGAGGTTGAAGAAACCCGTCAAACATTAGAAAATTTAATGTCCGAAATTCTAGAATCAGAGGAGGAAGATTGTGAGTCTTGTAAGATTTAAAACAGGTTTAGAGGATAAAAAGATGGTCGAATCAATGACTGTTTTTAATTCTCAAGAAGTAGATACCAAAAAGCAACCCATGTTTTTTGGACAACCACTAGGAATACAGAGATACGATTCTTACAAGTATCCAATTTTCGATAAACTAACAACACAGCAACTGGGTTATTTCTGGAGACCCGAAGAAGTATCTCTTCAAAAAGATCGTAGCGATTATCATATGCTACGCCCAGAGCAAAAACACATCTTCACTAGCAACCTGAAATATCAGGTTATGCTGGACTCCGTTCAGGGTCGTGGTCCTGGTATGGCGTTCGCGCCTTACTGCTCACTTCCTGAACTGGAAGCGTGTATGAAAGTGTGGGAGTTTATGGAGATGATCCATTCTCGTTCATATACTTACATCATCAAGAATGTTTATTCTGACCCATCAGAAGTATTCGATACAATTCTCAAGGAGGATCGTATCATGGAACGTGCTGTGAGCGTTACACAGGCATATAATGATTTTATTAATAGTGCTCAACAATACGGAACTTCGCACGAATGGGTTCATGCATTAGAACAAGTACCCTACGCACAAGAGGCAAGGTATGAACTCAAGCGCAAATTGTTCAGAGCAGTTGCAAACGTTAATATTCTTGAAGGTATTCGCTTTTACGTCAGTTTTGCTTGCAGTTTTGCATTTGGCGAACTCAAGCTTATGGAAGGAAGTGCAAAGATCATCTCACTGATTGCTCGTGATGAGAATCAGCACTTGGTCATCACTCAAAATATTATGAACAAGTGGAAGGAAGGTGATGATCCTGAAATGGCACGTATCGCTAAAGAAGAGGAGCAGTGGGTTTATAAGACCTTTGAGAATGCTGTGAATCAGGAAAAACTTTGGGCAGAGTATCTGTTCAAAGATGGTTCTATGATTGGTCTGAATGACAAACTGTTGCAGCAGTATGTTGAATGGATTGCTAATCGTAGAATGAAAGCGATTGGTTTGAAACCACTTTATGATATTCCTGCAAAGAATAATCCTCTTCCTTGGACAGAGCATTGGATTTCCTCTAAAGGACTTCAAGTTGCTCCCCAAGAAACAGAAGTTGAGTCCTACATAGTAGGTGGGATTAAACAAGATGTTACCAAAGATACTTTCTCAGGATTCCAACTATGATGAATGGGTGGAACAAGAAATCGTAAAAGCATATAGAGAAGCAGCAGAAGCAGATGAGTTTCTGTTTGGTGATTATGATTACGAAAAAGAATGGTTAGGTAAGACAACCGATGATGTGAAGTAAGAGGACCTTTGGGTCCTCTTTTTTTATAAATATTTCTAAAAGTATTTGTAAAACAAATGTTATTACCATCGCAACATAGAGAACTTACTGAAACTTACAAACAACTTTATCTTGGTGAAGTTGACGACATCACAGATGTGATGATTGAAGAAGTTGTAGAAGAACTTGTCGAAGAGTGTTTAGAATTCGGATACGATCTAGACGAAGCTGCTGACCTTGTAGAAGATGCAGCAACTGAATATCTAATGGAACTCAATCCATATGCTCCTGCAGGATCAACGGCAGCAAGAGCATATCAGAAATCTACTACTGCTACAAAGCGTGGAGAGGCACGTAAGGCAGCGATTAAGCGTGGTCTACAAACCGCGAAGGCTGCTGTTGGTATTCCTGCCTCAATCGCTAAAGATGAGGCAAGGAGAGCAGGACGTAAGGTAAAGCACGAAGTAGGTAAAGCTGCTAGTGCCGCTGGAAGCGCCGTTACAGGGGCAGCAAAGGCAGCCTACGGTGCTGCAAAGGAGAAGAAGGCAGAAGTTAAGAAAGGCGTTAAGAGCCTGCTTGGAAGGGGTTTACGCAAGGCACAAGGCGCTGCTGGTTTCGTTGCCCAGAAGGCACGTAAAGCAGGTTCTGCTGCTGGTAAATATGCTGAAAGACTTGGTGAAAGCGTAGAGGTATTTGATTACATCCTTGAGCATTTAGTTGCTGAAGGTTATGCAGATACTAATGAGAATGCTCTCGTTATCATGGCAAACATGAGCGAAGAGTGGAGAGAAGAAATTCTTGAAGAAGTTCTTGATGAAGCAAGAGTTACTCGTTCCATGGGTAGAAGGGCTACTCAGTATAGAAAAGACCAAGAACAATCCGCTTTTATGGATCGTGTGAGAAAGCATCAGGAAAGAATGGCGAATGATCCAGAATATCGCGCAAATCATGAAAGGTTATCTCAAACTCACTCTGGGAATAAAAAAGATCAAAAATAATCCTTTGATATTAAAGATCCAGAGGGAGAAGCAGCAAAGGCAAGAGCAAAATCAAAGTACAAAGGCTGATATAAACTTTACATAATTCTTTAGAGGGTTGACAACCCTCTTTTTTATTGCTAGAATACCTTTGTTAGGGTTGAAGGATAAATAATAGCTCTTAAAGATGACTATATGAGCTATGAGAACCCTTGGATCTATAATGGACAAGTATTTGATTCAAGTGATATTCAAGATAATTTTGGGTTTGTTTATCTTATATACTGCATTCCGACTAATCGCAAGTATATTGGTAGAAAGTATTTCTGGTCATACCGCACACCAGCAGGAAAATCTAGAAAAGTTAAGTCAGAGTCTGATTGGAAAAAGTACTACGGATCATGCCCTGAACTCAAAGTCGATGTTAACCTTTGGGGTAAAAGTTCCTTCAGTAGAACAATCATCAGTCTCCATAAAACCAAAGGACAATGTAACTACGAAGAAACAAGACAGCTTTTCCTAAATAATGTGTTGAAAGAGTCTCTTGACGATGGAACCCCAGCGTACTACAATAGCAACATTCTAGGACGCTACATGCGAAAAGATTATGGTAACTTTGGAACAAACTCTTCGGAATACCCATGATTGGGCAATTGACCGTATTCATACTCTATCTAAAAAAGATATTGAAAATGCCCACGCGATTCAATCCGAGTTTAGTGAATGGTTGAATCCAAATATTCTTGATCATGATATCTATTCATTAGAGTACATAGGAGAGGATGATGACCTTAGATCTTCATAACTTTTTTAAATTTTATGATGATAGTAATGCGAATCATGTGGCAGCAGTTCAATGGTTAGAAGATAACCTACCTGCACAGTTTCTTGATGATTCCGAATCTGATTGGATTGGAATTTTTAGAACAAAACCACCCACACCAGCAGTTCTAAATGTTCCATACTTCAATCAAGTAGATAACTATAGAGATGCACATAGAACTTGTAACAGTTCATCATGCGCTATGTGCCTTGCTTTCCTCAAGCCAGGAAGCATCAAAGGCGATGATGAATACGTCAAAAAAGTATTTGCGATTGGTGACACTACTGACCATGCGGTACAGACGAAAGTTCTGGCAGGTTATGGAGTTAAGTCACACTTTAGTTACAATCTTTCTTTCGCTGATATTGATAAGAGTCTTGATGCTGGGAAACCTGTTGTTATTGGTATCCTTCATAGGGGTTCTCTTTCTGCACCTACTGGTGGGCACATGTGTGTTGTAATTGGCAAAACACCAGATGGTAAGGGATACTATGTCAATGATCCATACGGATCTCTAAATGATAACTATACTGGTCCCGTAACCAACGGCAAGAAAACAATTTATACTAAAGCAGTTCTTAAGCACCGTTGGTGTCCAGGAGGCAACGATGGATGGGGAAGAATTTTCGATTAATTTTAAAAGAAAGATCTTACAAAGAATAAAAGATCTTACAAATCATGGAAAACATATAGAAGCGCAACAACTTTATACAAAGTATTTCGGAGGTAACAATGGCAAGAATTGATCTTCATAACTTTTTTAAGTTTTATGACGAGAAAAATCCTAATCACGTTAAGGCAGTTCAGTGGTTGGAAGATAATCTTCCAGTCAAATATCTAGAAGATAATATTGATTGGGCGGAGATTTATAGAGGAAAAAAGGGTAACGCTGCACCAGCATCTGCCCCTGCTGCTGCAGCGCCTGTAGTTGGTGGTGATGATGTTCCAATGATGGGTTTGAAATTAATCAAAGAGTTTGAAGGATGCCATTTAAAGGCATATCCCGATCCTCTAACTGGTGGACTTCCAATCACAATCGGTTGGGGTTCAACACGTAAAAAAGATGGTTCACCTTTTCAAATGGGTGATACTTTAACTCAACAAGAAGCAGATGAACTTCTTATCGAACAATGCAAAAAAGAGTTCCTTCCTGCCTTGCGTAAAATCCCTCATTGGAGTGAAATGTCAGATGGAAAAAGAGGCGCTCTGCTCAGCTTTGCTTATAATCTTGGTGCCGGTTTTTACGGTGGTGATAACTTTAATACTATTACTAAACGCCTGAAGAATAAAGAATGGGACATGGTTCCCGATGCTTTATATCTCTATCGCAATCCTGGTTCAAATGTAGAGGCAGGTTTAGCACGTAGAAGAAAAGCAGAAGGTGAAGCTTGGAAAAAAGGTTAACCTCAAACTAAGGAACAAATGGAAACGCCAAACAAAAGAGAAAAGTGTATGAGTACTGTAATTCGTATCGCTATTTTGGGTTGGTCTGCTGCTCTTCTCACTGCTAGTTATGCTGGGGCTCTATCTAAGATGGACCCAACTTTTATTGCAACTGTTTTCACAGCATCTGCTGCTACTTTTGGTATTAATACTATGAAGAAAGGTGGGGATGATGATGAAAAAAAAGAAGAACCACGTAGAGAAGAAGTGGTTGCGGGAGCACCACCAGAACCAGTAGTACCAGTAGTTTCTGCAACTACTGAACCAACTCTTGAAGAAAGAGTTGAAGTTTTAGAAGGCCAAGTACAACCTCGCACAGGTGGAGCATAATGTCTAAATCACCAAATAAAAGCAAAAAAGGATCTGCGAATAATAAAAAGCAGAATTCTGGTAACGCAACTGCAAAGAAAGCTAAAAATGGAGGTAAGAAAAAATAATGTTACTTGAAATTCTTATTGCAGGTAACTTAATAATTGGACCTAATTTATGTGCAGTTGATTTTATACATAAAGGACAACTTTATACAGTTGAGTACAAATGCCAAGAGAATGGAACACTCCAAAAAGGGAGTGTTGGAACGCTCCCATCCACAACATACTCAAAGCCATAGATAATCACACCCGTCTTCACATGGAGACGGGTGATATTTGGCATGAAGAACAGGCCCAGATTTTGAGAAAGTATGTACGGGATTTGAAAGTCTGGATTCACAAAGAAGAAGGTTGGTGGAACGAATGAAAAAGTTACTCACCTCATTTGGTCTAATTTTATCTTTAGCATTTCCTGCTATAGCATCATCATTAGAACCCAAACAACCAACAGTAAGACCTTATAGTGCAGAGGCAATGGGTTGTATGATTCTCCTAGAATGCACTGAAGGAGTTGAAAAACTCACGGTAGATTCTGAACTACTAAAGGATCCAGACTTTGATCCATTCAGAGAAGAATTAAAAAGAATTATTACTGCTCTTGATAGTGTAAATGTACCTGTGTATGTTGCACCAGAAAGATATTTTACTCCAAGAACAGTAGGATTATATAAACCAAACTATAATCGTTTCTTTGTGAACGAACAACTTCTCAAAGATCCTAGAGAATTTCTCGGAACGATGAGACATGAGGGGTGGCATGTAGTTCAAGATTGTATGGGTGGTGGATTACAAACATCCTTTATGGCACAGGTTCATCAGGATAGTGAGATACCTGCTTGGGTAATGAAGCAGACTCGTTTAACTTATGAATCAATGATGCAAAGTCGTGCAATTCCTTGGGAAGCAGATGCTAACTGGGCAGAAGAGCAATCAAATCAAACGGCAGAAAAACTTGAAATGTGTGCAAAGGGTCCATTATGGGATCAAATTCGTCCTACACCAATGACTATGGATTGGTTGATTGGATGTGGATGGATGAAACCACAAGAAGGTAAGTATCCTTATTATCCAAACAAGAAAGTAGAGTATTGTACAGAAGGTAAGTACTAATGGAATTTCCTTGGGGAGTTGTAATTATATTGGGTTGTGGACTTATTTTTACTTTGTATGTAATTTACTACATACTAAAACTAGCACACGAGGAAATGAAAAATGAAGAACCTAGCAATCATTCTATCAACGACAAGTCTTCTCATTAGTGGAGCACTTTGTTATGGTGCTTATGTGACTTATAAAAAAGCAGAAGTAATTCTGAACAATCCAGAGGAGTTTGTTGGTAAGGTTGTAGAGAATCAAGTGAATAAAGCATTTCAAAAATTGCCTATTCCTAAACTAAATACCAAAGAGTTTAAATTACCATTCTGATGCAAGAAAAAGATCCTTACGTTTATCGTATTCGTTCAGTTCATAAAGTAGTTGATGGTGATACTATTGATGCTGATATTGATCTTGGATTTGATATTTCACTCACCAAAAGAATTCGTCTTGCAGCAGTAGATACTCCAGAGAGTAGAACTACCGATGCTTATGAAAAGAAACTGGGATTGGAATCAAAAGAGTGGTTGAAGCATAGATTGCAATTTGCTAAAGATATTATTATCAAAACCGAACTTCCAGATAGCACAGAGAAATACGGACGTATTATTGGACACTTGTATATTAATGGGGAAGAAATATCAATCAATAATCAAATGATTGCTGAAGGATATGCTTGGGAATATGATGGGGGTACAAAGAAAAAAGACTTCTCCCAACTATTAGCAAAGAGGAATGAAACTCGTACTTCTTGATATTTTAATAGTTTTAAGATTACTTACCAACGATGGTATGATGCTTGAGAATAGAAGACCTATCCCCAAGCGTCAACCACCAGAAGTTATTCGTTTTGTTAGGAGACCAGCACGAAGAGGTCGTAAAAAATCTTTACAATATGATGCATTTTTGTTAAATAGTAAAGATTACTTTACGGTGTTGGAATGACTCACGCACCACAAAAAGTCGAAGAAATAAAGCATCAAGAAAAGAAAAGAAAAGAATCTAGATTTGATAATTTCTTTTTTGATGCTCTTTATAATGTAATAACTTATATACCAGTTATGGTTATATCTTGGGTTGTATCAAGTTTAGACTTAGAATGATAATCTAGCAGCAAGTTTTTTTGCAACCTTTTTAGCAGGGGAGAATAAAGGTTTAAATCTTTGTTGCCCCTCTTTTGTAAATTTATCTTTTATCACATCATCAATAATAATTTTGTTGTCTATTTCGTAGAGAGCATTAATTTCAACTTGATCGCGGATGTACTGCTCTACATTAGATACTTTCTCTATGAAACGAGTTCCTTCTGAAGAGTACTCAAAAATATCAACGTGCCCTTCTTCTGCAAGAACGTAGTGAAGAACGGGTTTAACCTGTTTGATTTTGATTTTGAACTTATTCTTTGTTGCTTCTTTAATGATTGGTTCTGCGGCGTTTTTAAGGGCGTTTAGTGCAGTTGTTGCAACCATAGTGGATGCTGTGGTAACTACTGCGACAGCACCAGCCGTAGCAACAAGAGAAGGGTCAGGTAAATTAATATCGACTCCATAAACAGAAAAAGTAGGTTGAGGTTTATCTGCTGGGATTTCTGCAACTGGTGTAGATGTTGCAGGTTGAGTAAAGGGGGTTTGGGTAACTTGTGGCAATTGAGGAGGGGGAGTCGTATCAGGTAATCCCCTTTCTTTTGGTTTTTCTTCTTGTGATTGCTTTTGACGTTCTGCATTTACCGCAGCATCAAACTCTGCTTGAGTTGGTACATTAATAACTGGATATTTAATTGTAGTATTTGGAACATCAATAACAGGAACCTCTAGACCACGAACAACTGGTTGTTCAACATCACGAATTGCTGGTCTATCTATGGTTGAAATTATAGACGGACCAGCAATTTTATTGATGTTTGAATTTGGAACGTTAATCGGATTATTTCCGATTATGGGTTTTAAATTTGGGTTATCAATTAGTTCTATTGGTTCCATTCACTACATCCTCAACTTTTGGGTACTTCACAACAACATCTGCACAAACCTTATAGTAAGGACTATCGGGGTGGAACATAACTCCATTCTTGTAAGCTTCACCACATTTTAATAATCTCACGAGTTCAAAATCTAATCTTGCTTTATCAGTCTCTGCTTGTTGTCTAGCAATTTCAGTTGCCGCTCTTTTTTTGCACAAATCCATTAGGTTGCCATCTAAAGGAATATTAAAACCAGCAGAAATTCCCCAGTTTCCATTGCGTGATGCAAAAGATTCTGGATCATCACTACTATTGTTACTACTCATAGCGAATGGAGATATTGAAAATGTAGCACCCTGACAACTTACTCCACCACCATAAGTATTGAGTGCGTATGGTCCTTGAAGGACTTGGACTGCTTGATTAGTTACATTTCCTGTAGCACTTGCACTTGGACCAGCAATGTTTGTATTACTAGGTGCAGGAGTGCTTTGGGCAAATGCAGAACCCGTTGAAATTATTGCGTAAAGACAGATATTGATGTAGTAGTTGATTGGGTTTCTGTAGTACGGTCTATCCATGTTTCTTTTGCCACTCCAGGGCCAAGATACGTTTCACTAAATTGAAATGGAGCACCTTGAGTCATAATGCTGTAACTAGATCCTTTTTGAGGATTTCCAGGAATGTTAATGTTTGTTCCAGTCACGGTGTAAGATTCACCAGTTGTATATTCAACTTGACGAATAGTTTCTACAATTTTTGTCGCAGATTCTGTTGTCGCATTAATTGTACCCCTAGTGAAATTGGGCACAACGCTCTCAGCATAAACGGGAGTACAGATGACTCCCGTTGCTAAAAGCAAAACGGGAGTTAAATGTCTCATTTGAATACACTTAGTTCAATGGATCTTTGAGCAGTAGCACTTGTACCAGCACCACCAGCAGTAACAGTAGGAACACCAGTTGGAGAAAGAGTACCTGCAAGAGTTCCTTTCTCTCCACCAATCTGAGTTACACTATCTCCATAAAGATTTGGTGAATCAATTGTTCCTTGGTTAGAACGTGTTTGGGTAGTAACAGGGGTATCGGCAGCATTAAAACTTTCTGAGAAAGTAAATGCTTGACCTGGAGTATTGATATCATAGGTTCCAGCACCACCTACACCACCAAAAGATGTAGATTGGATATTGGTTCCTGACGCTGAATAGGAAGCACCAATTCGAGTTGATTGAACAGCAGCACCATCAACTTTCAATTGAACAGAATCAGTGATTTTTGATGTGATTTCAGCAGCATTAACTGGGATTGCGAAGAATAACGAAAAGGCTAATAGGAGTCTTTTCATTTTCTTATATTGTGATAAACACTAAATCTATTTATAGAATGCTTAGATGATAGTGCATTAAATAATAACAAATAATATAATTTTGATAATAATGAAATCATCTCTTTTTCCAGTTACTGTTATTGATAATTTTTATCAAGATCCTGATTATGTTAGAAAAGTTGGATTAGAAAGTATTTCCGATTTTTCTCATAAAGCAGAAGGTGGTCATTGGCCTGGAATTAGAAGTTCTGTATTGGAAGAGATATCTCCAGAAATTTATCATTATTTTTCTAAAAGTTTGTTGTCAATATTTTATAATGAAGATACTGAATTAAATTATTATATGTATAGTTCTTTTCAATTAATTTCTCCTAGACATGATGAAAAATATCATCCAAGAAATATGGGATGGGTTCATAGTGATGGATGTGTTTTTGCAGGGTTGATATATTTGACAAAAGATCCTGAAAATGATACTGGTACTTCTATATACACACCAAAAAATGGAATTGTAAAATACGAAAAATCTAATATTGATGTAAAACAAAAAGTATATCGTGGAGAAAATGTTGATGATGAGGAATTTATTTCTGCATGGGAAAAAAATAATAATAATTTTTATGAAACAATAAAAATTCAAAATGTTTATAATCGTTGCATTTTATTTGATGGTAGATCTGGTCATCATGCAGCTCAAACATTTGGTAGTAAAAATAAAAAAAGATTAACTCAAGTATTTTTTTGTACTGAACTAAATGTTGGTGGACATGGATATCCATTGAATAGAGAACTTATGTGATACTTTCTTGACAAAACCTAAATAAAAACTTATGATGGAAAAATCCCTATTATGAGTAGGGTAATTATTATGAGTCTGTGAAGTGACATTTAGAGCCGTGGAAAGTGCCCTTTGAGAAAAGGGTGTACCCCCTTTCTATACGGATGTAGAGTTCAATTAATCCTTAATGCAAAACATCTTTACTGTAGCCCTGCCTCTTCTGGCAACGGTTACAACCAGTACGGCAACACTGCCATTCTCTAGTTATAAACTGCAAGGTCCGCCTCCTCCCGTGGATGCAAAACCTTACTCAATTATTAAAGAGTTTGAACCAGAGACGACAGCAATCCGCGAGGTTGCAATTCCAAAACCAAAAGAGAAAAGGCTAATTTGTAAAGGGTGTTCAGAACATGAACAACTTGCTCTTGAATTTTTTCAAGATCAAGGAATTAAAGACAGAAACGCCCTTGCTACTATCATGGGCAATATTAAGCAAGAATCTATGTTCGTGCCTAATATTTGTGAAGGTGGTAGCAGGACCAGATACCATAACTGCTGGCGTGGATATGGTCTGATCCAATGGACATCTGCCGATCGTTATTATGGATTGGGTGATTTTGCTAAAAAGTATGGTGGAGATCCATCATCACTTCAAACGCAATTACGTTATCTTACGAATGAAGTTCAATGGCAACGTATCGTAGACAGAATGAAAACCCCTGGTAAGTCTATTGATCGTTACATGAACTATGCGTATAGTTGGATTGGTTGGGGCATTCATGGTGCCCGCACATCTTATGCACATGAATATGCTAACCGACTGATCGCGGTAGAAGTTTGATACAATAGAATAATAAATATGCAAAGGAGGTATTAATCCTCCTTTTTTAAATTACTATAAATTGATAATAAAATGGAAGAACAAAAAAATCATTTAAAAAATTTGTTCCAGCAAAAGCAAAATTTATTCCAAGAAATTGATACGTTACAAAATCAATTAGTGGCAAAAAAAGAACTTTATTTGAAAGTTCAAGGTGCCCTGGAATATCTTTCGCAAATTGGAGTAAGTTTAGACGAAACAGAAAATCAAGAAGAAGTTTTTGAAGAATCTGATAAACTATAAATAAACAAAATATATTTTTTTAACGGAGATTTTTATGACTGAAACTATACAACAAATTTCTGATGCTGTGAGTGCATGGAAAGCAGAAGACGAAAAATTTGTGGGTGGCAATAGTGCTGCAGGTACAAGAGCTAGAAAAGCACTTCAAGAAATTGCAAAATTGGCCAAACAAAGAAGGTTAGAAATTTCGGAAGAAAAAAATTCTCGCAAAGAGGCAAAAACAGCATCTTGAGAATTTTAAAAAACTAAAATAAAAAACTTTTATTATGGCTAATAATTTAGGATATTATCATATTCCTTCTGGATTGCCGAAAGAAGTTTCTGAAATAATAATAAACCAATATTTACGTGAAGAATTTGAAGATTCTACTGTTTATGGTAGTAAAAAAACGCAACTTATTGATGAAAAAACTAGAAAATCTAGAAATATTTGGTTAGAGACTGATTCTTGGGTTGCTGGAATGATGAGTCATTTCATACATTCTGCAAATAATGAATACTTTAATTATGATTTAGAGCAGTGGGCTGATGGAATACAGTATACTGTTTATGAAGGAAAAGGATCTCATTATACCTGGCATTATGACACTAGTGAATCTTCTTTTGGTAAAGACAAAAAACTCATAAGAAAATTGAGTATAACTCTTCTTTTATCTTCTAAAAATGATTTTGAAGGAGGGCAATTTCAGATAATGGTTGATAATAACAAAATGCAAACTGTTGATATGGACGTTGGTGATGTTATTATTTTTCCATCTGATGCTCTTCATAGAGTTAGACCTCTTAAGAGTGGAAAAAGAATATCTTTAGTTGGATGGTATGCTGGTCCACCACTCAGGTAAAAAAATGACTTGACAAGGTTGCTACCATCCTCTATAATACTCTCATGGGCAGGCGAGGTTCCAACCCTCCTGTAAGACCCGCCCCTCCTATGCCTCTCAGCGATGCACAAACCAGGAGGTTATGGGATTGTCGCCTATTGGTTAAGGCCCACTGCTTATAACGGTGTGAACGGGGTTCAATTCCCTGCAGTCCTACTTGATAATCTTTATGATTATCTTATTGTCTCAGTAGCTCAGTGGAATAGAGCAACCGCCTTCTAAGCGGTCGGCCGTTGGTTCGAATCCAACCTGAGACGCCAGGGGAATTAGCTCAATTGGTAGAGCAGCGCCTTTGCAAGGCGGAGGTTAGGAGTTCGAGTCTCCTATTTTCCACTTGACTTTTTTACGAAAAAGTCTTATAAATAAAACTACTTAGGTCGAAACAATGTCTTACCAAATGCCCACAAAACAGTTTAGCAATCTCGATTGCCGCTATTGGCATATTGAGGGTACTCCCCTGTTTGCGGATATGGAAAGACATATGTAAGATGTAATCCATAAAAGCAAATAAAGGGGAGAGAAACCAAAAGTTTCCTCCCCTTTTTTGTTGTCTGTGACAGTTTCCTAAGTGTCCACCATCCACTCCCCAAGAGATCAAATGGTGGTATTCTAATCAAGTGGTTGAGAGAGACCACACCGCACCTTGAAAATTTAAACCTTTAATGGGTCTGTAACTCAATGGTAGAGTAACGGGCTTTTAACCTGGAAGTTGTGGGTTCGAGTCCCACCAGACCCATAGACCGCCACAGTTCGGTCATTAAACATAAACTGTTCTGGGAGGATTTCCGAGTGGTTAAAGGAATCTGACTGTAAATCAGACGGCTCTGCCTTCGCAGGTTCGAATCCTGCTCCTCCCACCTTGACCCATTAGTGTAGCGGTCTATCACGCCACCCTGTCACGGTGGAGAACACGGGTTCAAATCCCGTATGGGTCGTTGCTACGCTGCCTATGGAGAATCCCTCCTTGGCGGTTGTAGCATATCAAGTTCCTATCGACTAGCGGTTAGGTCACCACCCTTTCAAGGTGGCAGCACGGGTTCGAATCCCGTTAGGAATACCACGGAATGTAGCTCAGTTTGGTAGAGCTCTGGTTTTGGGAACCAGTTGTCGCAGGTTCGAATCCTGTCATTCCGACTTGGAAATGTGTGGAGCACAGGAGAGTGGAGAGTTGATCGCCTCTACTGTCCGACAGGTTCAATTCCTGAATTTCCAAACCAAACGGGGAGTAGCTCAGATGGTAGAGCACGGGATTGAAGATCCTGGTGTCGGTGGTTCAATTCCACCCTCTTCGGCTTGGGTTGTTGCCCGATATGAAAAACACTTCCGTCACCTAGCTAGTGACTATGGTTGTGAAAAATCGGAATTACCTCTGCCCGCTCTCTTCGGGATGAGAATTGAGGTAAGGTAAAGGGAAGAGACAACAATTCATTATTGGAATGTATCTCAGTTGGTTAGAGAGCACGACTGATAATCGTGAGGTCGTCGGTTCAAGTCCGACCATTCCAATTCCCGTAAGGGAAACTAGGAAGTGTGGCAGAGTGGTTTAATGCAGGAGATTGCTAATCTCCCGATGTCCTATATGGACATCCATAGGTTCAAATCCTATCACTTCCGCCTTGGCAGTATAGCTCAGTCTGGTAGAGCACGGGTCTCATATGCCTATGGACGATAGTTCAAATCTATCTACTGCCTTGTGACGTTAGCCTAGTGGTAAGGCAGCGGTTTGTGGAACCGCCTACATGGGTTCAATTCCCATACGTCACCCCATTCTGAGGTCGCCAAGTGGTAAGGCAGCGGGTTTTGGTCCCGCCATTCGTGGGTTCGAATCCTACCCTCAGAACCAGTCGGGTTAGTCTAATGGTAAGATGCAGGTCTCCAAAACCTTGCGATGGGGGTTCAAATCCCTCACCCTTCGCCAAATGCCCTGGTAACTCAGTGGAAGAGTGCTTCACTACGAACGAAGAAGACGGTGGTTCAAATCCTCCTCAGGGTACTTGACAAATTCTTCGGAGTTTGTTACTATATAATACTGATAGAGGGTAAGCCTCTGTTATATCCTTATGAGGTATATCACGCTTACTCCATCTATATCTTCCCAGTGACGCCGTAGGTAACGGTCATGTGGTCGGGTGGTGCCCCCGCATTCCAGAAGGGAGTTAATCTCCTGAGGTAGGTGACTAAAAAACTTAAGGTTCGAATCCTTATACTGGGACAACTTATTCCACAATGGCGCAGCGGTAGCGCAGATGACTGTTAATCATTTGGTCCCTGGTTCGAATCCAGGTTGTGGAGTTGGAAGGGCATAAGTTCTTTCAAATTGAAAATGCTGGACAAACTTCGGAGGTAAAATCTCTAGAGTCTCCCAACCCATTTGGTGCGTTCCTGAAGACAGGAAGAATAAGGTTTGGTGTTTTCTCTTATCACTGCCTTCTAATGCAGTAAAAATCGCAGGAAGTGTCTCCTGCGGGTGGTGGACACTCACTACCTTTCGCCCTTGTAGCTCAGCTGGTAGAGCACCGCTTTTGTAAAGCGGTTGTCGCAAGTTCAAGTCTTGTCGGGGGCTTGACATAATATTAATTATGTCTTATACTTTTCCTATCCGTGTGAAGGAAATGTGCTGGGAGAGAAATCTCCCACTTTGCGGGGTTAGTTCAGCGGTAGAACGCTATCCTTCCAAGTTAGATGTCGTCGGTTCGATTCCGATACCCCGCTTCTTAATCAAATCTTAGTTGACAAAAAACTGAAAGTGATCTAAGATACTATCCAATCTTAAGGTTTGCTTAAGATCTCCTAAATAACGAAGATTTACTTTGTTGTAAATCTTTATATTGTCCTATAGTACATAAAACAATTTTATGAAACTCAAACAACTGATGCTTGCACCTGTTGCTCTGGGAATGGTTGCTCCTGTTGCTGCTAATGCTGCAGATCTTAATATGTCAGCAGTCAATCAATACTCCACAGAGCAGGTTACAAGCGTTTCGCAACTTTCTGATGTGCAACCTAGTGATTGGGCGTATCAAGCACTCAGCAACCTTGTAGAGCGTTATGGTTGCGTTGCTGGTTATCCTAACGGCACCTTTGGTGGTGGACGTGCTATGACCCGTTATGAGGCAGCAGCACTTCTGAATGCTTGCCTTGATCGCGTAACTGAGCAAACTGATGAACTCAAGCGCCTTGCTAATGAGTTCCGTGATGAACTTACCGTTATTCAAGGTAAGGTTGCAAACCTGGAAACTAAAGTTGCTTCTCTGGAAGCAACTCAGTTCTCCACTACTACCAAACTCCGTGGTGAAGCAAACTTTGTTCTTGGTGGCGTTGATGACTATCGTACCAAAGGTGGTGATGTAACTCATACTGCATTTAACTACGATCTCCGTCTGAATTTGGACACTTCGTTCACTGGTAAGGATCTGCTTCGTACTCGTCTGCGTTCATCTAACTTTAGTGGTGATCCTTTCGGTTCTAGTTCTTCTCTGTTCAAGCTGGATAAGGCAGATAACACCACCAGTGAAGTTGGTAACAACGTAGTGATTGACCGCCTGTTCTATCAGTTCCCTGCTTTTAATAACAAAGCAACTCTGACTGCTGGTGCTGCTGTTCGTAACACTGAGATTGCTTGGATGCCTTCTGCTTATAAGTCTGGTATTCTTGACTTCTTTGCTGTTGCTGGTGCTCCTGGTGTTTACAACAAAGCAACTGGTGCTGGTTTCGGTGCTCAGTATGGTAAGAAAGGTCTTATTGCTGGTGTAAACTATGTTGCTCAAAGTGGTAATGATAGTGAAACTGGAGTGTTTGATGAGACTGGTGCTCTGAATACTCTTGCACAAATCGGTTATCGTGGTACTAACTGGGGTGCTGCATTCGGTTATCGTTATGGTACTGAAGGTACTCGTGTTCGCACCTACAACGGTCTGAATGGTGCTTCTGGTGCTCTAGTTCCTGGGCAAACTTCTAACGGTTATGCACTGAATGCTTACTGGCAACCTCAGAAATCAGGTATTGTTCCTTCTATCTCTGGTGGTTATGGTTGGAACACTGTGAGTGGTACTCAAAGTGCTGCTACTAACAGTCAGTCATGGTTTGCTGGTCTGACCTGGGATGATGTGTTTGTTGATGGTAACTCTGCTGGTGTTGCTATCGGTCAAGCACCTACTGGTGAAAATCTTGAGAAGTCCACTCTTCTTGAAATCTTCTACAAGTATCAAGTATCGGATAACATCAGCGTCACTCCTGCTATCATCTACGGTAGCGACAATCAGCGCCTTGCTGACAACTCCTCCAACTGGGGTGGGGTAATTCAGACAACCTTTAAGTTCTGATATAGATATGGGGGGTTGACAAAACTCCCCTTTTCTGATATTATAACTAACGAGTTAAAATTTTTATGTCTCTTATTTCCCAACGTGATAGAGAAGTTGCTCTTGAAGCACTTAATTTTTATCTTTTCAATAAAAAAAATGATTTTACTGAAGAAAAGATAATGGAATTGAATGCTCTGATTAATTGGATTAAACTGGAGCATTCGAAAAATGAAAATTAATTTATGGTATTGTAAGGATATGAAACAATGGCGTTGGACTTTAACTGATGATCATCGCCCTATAATTAAACAAGAATCTGGTCAAAGAGAAAATCTTCGTGATGCTATGAACGATATAGCAAATACTGTAGAATATCTTATGAAACAAGGTTGATTTTATTGGGAGATTAACTCAGCGGTAGAGTGGTTGCCTTACAAGCAATAAGTCACTGGTTCGAATCCGGTATTTCCCATTTATAAATACTTCAAAAAGAAGTATAATGGAAACCCTTTATAAACTCTTAAGTGATACGCAAGCATCACTTTTCTTGCTGTTTCAAAAAACTTGGGTTTATCACTGGCACGTTGTTGGTCCAGATTTCAAACAGATTCATGATTTGTTTGGGGATCAATATACTCAAATTCAGGAAGAAATTGATCGTCTTTCTGAACACATGAGATATCTTGGTGTTAAACCTGTAAGTTCTTTATCAAGAGTTCTTGAAGTTTCTGGTGTAGGAGAAGCAAAAACAAATATCAGTTCTATGGAAATGATTAGTGATCTTTTAGAAGATCATAAAAAAATTATTTCTATGTGTAATGATGCTGCAGTAGAAGCAGAGAACCAAAAGTCTAGAGGAACAATTAATCTTCTTGATGATTTAAATGAAGCGCATGGAAAATTTGTTTGGATGTTAAGATCGTTTACTGAATAAAATAAAACTTATAATGTTATGGAAAATTTAAGAATTAGATGCCGCTCTTGTGGTAAAGAGTTAGAAGGCATTCCTGGAAAAACTGTATCATGTGGTTGTTCTAATATGGCAACAATTCGAAATGGAGTTATTTCGGCAGTTGACTTATCCCAGGTTATTATGCTAAACTTAATAAATAACAAAAAGAAATCTGGTGTTCTTACAAACGAAGACATCGCCTGGCAAGAGGCACGTCGTCAGCGTAAAGTAAAACGATTAGATTTTGAAGTCCGTTGAGGACTTTTTGGAAGTGTGACCGAGTGGTTTAAGGTACTTGTCTTGAAAACAAGCGTGTTAATAGCACCGTTGGTTCGAATCCAACCACTTCCGTTTAAGAAATATTACAAAATTTAAGATTGTCTTAATGTGTGTTTTTGTATCAACACATAGTTGACATTCTTTAGATACTGACTAGTATAACTAGTAGTATTCAACCTTAAAGAGTATGGATCAGCACACCTACCTTAACTGGGTGAAGATCAAGGCAACATTTGAGGAGTCTGGTAATACAGACAATATGTTTTACAAAAGAGCAGTTGAAATTGTAAAAACCCGCAAAGATCCTCTTGCAAAGTTTCTTGGAGATGAGAAATGATGGAACCTTTTGATGACGATTATGTATCTCGTATAGAAGTACAGGAGATGATTGATGCAGCAATACGACGACACAACCGTAATGCTTCTATCATTAGTATGTGCGTCGGTTGGGTGGTTCTTGCTCTATTTGCTGAAGGACTTTTGAGGTTGGTTGGAGTTATTCCTCCTTTACTTCCATTCCTTAAAATTACTTTAAACTAATGGTATCAATTACAGAAGAAGATTTGCAAAAACTAAATCAAAGAGTTCTTCATCAAAAAATGGAAGAACTTTTTGAAGAACCATCTACTTATGAGGACGAAGAAGATGATTAAAACAGTTTTTATGTTTGCATTAATATATTTTAGTATTATGGGATTGTGGATTCATTGGGGACTTACACACGCTTACTAAAGGTAATTATATGAAAGTAGGACTAATCGGACTCGGAAGAATGGGCGAAGGTATGTCTCGCCGCATGATGAAGGCAGGAATAGAGGTTTGGGGTTATCGCAGGAATTATGAAAAAGCAAACGAAGCATATGAAAAGGGATATGTGGATGGAATTGCAACTACTATTGAAAATCTTGTTAAAGTAGTTAAACAAAACAAAAATGGCAGACCACAACCAGGAGTTTTTCAGATGGTTGTTCCTGCCGAAACTGTAGAGGAGACAATAAATGAGTTACTACGATATTGTAGTGAGGGAGATATTATTATTGATCATGGCAATAGCAATTTTAAAGACAGTCGGAAAAGAGCAGAACGTCTGGCAAAGTTGGGTATCCAATATATTGATTGTGGCACTAGCGGCGGTGTTTATGGTTTGGATCGTGGATACTGTCTTATGGTTGGTGGCGGAAATACTGCGGTCGCCACTTGTGCGAGCATTTTTGATGCCCTTGCCCCAGGGATCACCGCTGCCCCAAGGACTCAATTTGACTCGGATGTAACCTCTGCAGAGTTTGGTTGGTTACACTGCGGTGGTCCAGGTGCTGGACATTTTGTAAAGATGGTGCATAATGGAATTGAGTACGGTATTATGCAGGCATATGCCGAAGGATTCAATATTCTCAAAAATGCTAATCTAGGTGCTCAATATGTCAGAGAAGGAGACGCAGAAGTTGCTCCCATGGCAGATCCAGAATCTTATTGCTATGATATTGATGTTGCTGAAGTTGCTGAGTTATGGCGTCGCGGTAGCGTGGTTGGCAGTTGGTTACTCGATCTTACTGCTGATGTGCTACGCAGGGATGGTAGCCTTAAACAGTTCTCTGGAGGCGTATCCGATAGCGGTGAGGGTCGTTGGACTGTTTCTGCCGCTGTGGACCTGGGGGTTCCCGCTCCTGTTATTACTACTGCCCTATTTGAAAGATTTAACTCACGCAATCTCGGATCATTCGGGGCAAAAATTCTGAACGGAATGCGTTATATGTTTGGAGGCCATCATGTTAGGTAAAGCACTTATTTTTGTTGCCATTCCTTTTGTATTGTCTACACTTTATTTCGGAACACGAGGAGGATACTATGATTCCGAAGACTATAAGGGAAATGGAACCGCACATTAAGCAAAAATATAAATTTGCCTCATCTTCTTTTTCCAGAATGTATGGAGTAAAAACTGCAATGAATGATATACATATTAAGCAGTTTTGTATGGAATGGTCTTATTGGGATGTTCATGCTCCTCTGAGTGGTTTAGATGAGGTTGATCAATATTTTTATTACGAGTATAAGAATTGGAGAGGAAGATGATTTTTCATGTTGTGGAAGCACTTGCTTCAAGTCCAATTTGGTTAGGTCTTTGTGGATTTGGAATAATAGTAGTTCCTATTATGGGAATTGCATATATACATAAAGAAAATAAAGAATAAAAAAATGCCAAGACTTGTTAATGTAGACATTAATACAAATGATCAAGACTGGACCGGATCATTTACAGTTTCTGCTCTTACTGACGTTGTTAGAAGTACTTTACCAACCAGTTCATCTTTTACATATGCTGGAAATAATATATCTTTAACTCCTGCTCAGTTTAGAGCTTTTCCTGCTACTAATAACAGTTATATAACGTGGAGAGATAATGTAACTTCTTCACAATATCCAACTACTGGAAAGAGTATTGACATATGGTCAGATACATTGTATAATGCTGTTGCAGTCAATGATAATACTTGGAATGATTTGATTACAAATAGTGGAACAACTCCATATGTTTTAAATGCCGATAAATGGACTTTAGTTTATAATTATGATGTTCCGTATGCTGCTATGTGGGGAAAGGGGGGAACTATAGTATTTACTGATGGTGGTGATGTTTAATAACGGGATGTAGCTCAGTTTGGTAGAGCACTCGCTTTGGGAGCGAGGGGCCGTAGGTTCGAATCCTATCATCCCGACTGTCCAGTTTCTAAACTGGACGACTTGACCAAATACGACTTAACACTTATAATACTAGAGCAAACAATTCAAAACGATGTCTCTGATTCAAAAGTTCAAAAAAGATGTTAGCACTCTTCAACTTGCTGCTAACGGGGAAATCTACCTTGATGTGAAGAATCCGAAACTTTATAAAAAGGTTCGCCGCTTCTACGAAAACGAAGGAGTGGTATTTTCAGGTGACCCCCTTGACGACTATGAAATGCTTATGGAATACGTTGCCCAAGATCTTGAAGCAGTTGAGGTTGCTTGAAAACAAACAGACACGGATGGTCTATAACAGCACTGGTCGGGAGCAAACCCCTTATGTCTAAATCTAGTATCCTAAGGTATCTTGGGAACCTTCTTCTCTTACTTGGTTATCAAATCATGTTATGGGGAGATTTTAAAAGCGGTTTGATGATAAAGTTTATCGGGGGACTCCTTGGTATACCTTTCGCAATCAAACTTAAACTCTGGGATGTGTTATTTCTGATAGCATTCTTTGGTATTACTGAAATATCAAAGTTAACCCAACTTTTCTTGGTTTCGTAAAACCAAGTGGTGGAGTCAAAATGACCCATAAACACACATACACACAGGAGACAAATCATGTCAAAAACACCTTATGAGCTTCGATTTGAAATTTTCAAACAAGCATATACTATGTTAAATGATGAGTTTTGCGTAAAATATGATACGGCTAGAGAATGGAATGATAAAGTTGAAAAACTTGAACTAGAATATCCAAATTTTCCAACTCTTAATCAAGTTCTAAAGCAAGCAGAAATAATTAATAATTTTGTTTCTGCTGTAAAATAGGTTTCTTGCCATCCCTTAAAAAGGCAAGTGGTGCGGATGGGACTCTCTCCCGCTCAGTTTAATATTTCTGAATAAAAAATAAATAAACTTAAAAAGAGAGGTCTACCCTCTCTTTTTTTGTATAAATTAAATTGAACAAAAAATTTTAACCATGTTAATATTATCTACCAGCGCAGAAATAGATCTTATGAGTGATATGAGACATGGTGAATATTTAAAAACAATTAAATGGTTATCTGAAAATTTGTATCAACACAATATTATGTGGTTGGAATGTATATCTAATCAAGAACCTCCATACCTGCATAAAAAATTTTCTTGTTATTGTACAAATACCCATGATTTTAATTATCGCAACAAAGGTGCAAATTTAGGAAAAGCACTCGAAAAATTTTTTGATAATAATGATGTTAATGATGATATGACGGTTCAAATAACTGGAAGGTATCATTTTACCGATAAATATTTTTTTGATTTAATTGAAAAAAATCCTGGGTATGATTTATATGCTAGAAATATTGATGATCAATATTTTACTGGTTGTTTTGCTATGAAAACAAATTACTTGATTGAATGGTTAAAAAATACTGATTGGGATTTTATGAATTATAATATGGTAAATATTGAAAAATCTTTGTGGCAATTTTCAAAAAATAAAAAGTTAAAATGTTATGATGTGGATTTAATTCACATGGACTGTAATGTATTTGGTGATGGAAACTTTATTAGAGTTGTAATGTAATGGAAGTTAAATTTTATTCAACCCAGGAAACATTAGACAAAATTTCTTTAATAATTAAAACTAAACAAAAAGGAGCTTATTTTAGATTTGGGGATGGTGACGTAAATCTTGCTTTAGGAGTTTCTGAACTTTTGCAGGAATCCAATGAAAAGTTAAAAGTAATGATGACCGATGCTATGAGATTAAATCATCCAAATGTACTTAGAACTTTGCCCTTGCATTGTAAAGATCTGGAAACTTTAGAAGTTGGAATGTTTCCGGGGAATCATGAAGCTCCCTTAAATTGGTGTGAAGATATTTTAAATAATTTTAGAAAAATTACTGGAGAACTAAGTGAGATAGAACTTTATAGTAATGTTGCTTTATCGCATATATCAATTCAAGATCCAAATTATGCCGCTCAGTTTTTAAAACAAATTTCTAATCAAGTCAAGTATTTTATAGGTAATGAAAATATTCCTAAAGAAATTTTAGAAAAACTTTTTGGTAAAGATGTTATTCACATCAAAACACCATCAAAATCTTCTTTTTCTAAGTTTGAAGAAATATATCAGGAATTTAAAAAGGTATCATTGGATGACAGTGAGTATTCTGTTGTTGTGACTTCTATGGGATGTTCTGGAAGAGCAATGCAGAAAAAAATATGGGATAATCATGATAATTATTTCTTATTTGATTTTGGTAGTTTGATGGATGCTTTATGTGGATGGGAAACCAGAGCTTGGATTGAAATGTCTAATTTTAATAGAGAAGAATTTATCAAAAAAATTATATGAAAATTGGAATTATTGGTTCAGGAACTGCAGGTCTTTTAACAGTATCTTCATTGCTTAGTTCTATAAAAAATGCTGATATTTATCTATTATATGATCCAAATATTGATATAATTGGTGTCGGGGAATCTACACTTCTTGGATTTCCAAACAATCTTTATAATTCTATAGGGTTTAATGTTGATCAGCATTTTCATAATTTAAGATGTACATTCAAGCATCAAGTTACTTTTACTAATTGGAAAAAAGAAGATTTTTATTCTAGATTTCCTGCTGGAAATTATGGAATACATTTTAATAATAGGGAGCTTAGGCAATTTTTATTACCTATATTTTCTAAAGAGTATCCTAAAAGATTTTTTGTCAAGCATGGAAATGTTTCCAAATTTACGTCAAAAGATTCTCATGTTGAAGTTATACTGGATAATGATGTTTATGTTTTTGATTATTTGATTGATTGTAGAGGATTTTCTGAAAATTATGATGATGCATGTTTTGTGGACAATATCTATGTAAATTCTGCAATAGTCTGCTCTTCAAAAAAACCTGGTAATTGGCAATTTACTTATCATTATGCACATCAATATGGATGGATGTTTGGTATTCCTTTGATGGATAAGCAAAATTGGGGATATCTGTATGATAATAGATTTATTTCTAAGGAAGAAGCATTGGATAATATGAAAGATATATTTAAAAATCCTAGAAATGTTGATAATGTAGTTAGTTATCCTGATATTGACTTTGACAAGCATATGGACTATACTTTTAAAAGTTTTTATAGGAAAAAATTAATAACTGAAAATAAAAATATAATAAAAAACGGAAATTCATTATTCTTCTTTGAACCATTGCAAGCAACTTCTATGGAATGTTTTGAGATTGTTAATGATTTAATAGTCTCTTATATTGAAGGATATGGAAATAAAAATGAAATTAATAATTCATATCTTTCTTTGATGGAAGAAGTCATACATTTTATAAACTACCATTATCAAAATGGGTCAGTATATGATAGTTATTATTGGAAATCTTGTAAAGAAAAAAGTAAAAACTTTATAGAAAATCATAATTTGACTAAAATTATTAATTCTGGAAAATCTCCATGGAGATTTGTTGATGAAAAATTATCCCAATATTTAAGAAAAGAATTGGCATGAAAACTGCACTGATAACTGGAATTACTGGACAAGATGGATCTTATCTTGCAGAATTACTTCTAGAAAAAGGATATGAAGTACACGGCATTATTCGACGTGCTTCGTTAATTAATACGCATAGGATTGATCATATCTATGATCAAATTAAACTTCATTATGGTGATCTTACTGACTCTACCAACCTTGTAAGGGTTATTCAGCAAGTTCAACCAGATGAAATATATAATCTTGGTGCCCAAAGTCATGTAAAAGTGTCTTTTGAAGTTCCAGAATATACTGGTCAGACTGATGGATTGGGAACTCTTCGTATTCTTGAAGCAGTTCGTTTATTGGGGATGGAAAACAAAACACGAATTTATCAAGCATCAACTTCGGAAATGTTTGGTAAGGTTCAAGAAATTCCTCAATCAGAAACTACGCCGTTTTATCCCCGCTCACCTTATGGAGTTGCAAAAGTTTATGGATATTGGATCGTCAAAAACTACAGAGAGTCATATGGACTACATGCAAGTTCTGGAATTCTTTTCAATCACGAATCCCCTAGAAGAGGAGAAACTTTTGTCACAAGAAAAATCACTCGCGGATTATCATCTATTTCAACTGGGAGACAAGATATATTATATCTCGGGAATCTGAATGCAAAACGTGACTGGGGTCATGCTAAAGACTTTGTAGAAGCGATGTGGTTGATGCTCCAGCAGGATGAACCAGATGATTATGTAATTGCCACAGGAGAGCAATACTCAGTACGTGAGTTTGTTGAAAAAGCAGCACCATATTTTGGAATGAGTATTGCTTGGGAGGGTGAAGGTATTGATGAAGTTGGTATTGACAAACTTACTAAAAGAACCGTTATTAAAGTAAGTCCTAAATATTTTCGTCCTGCTGAAGTAGAAACCTTATTAGGTGATGCCACAAAGGCAAAACAAAAGTTAGGTTGGGAACCTAAAATTTCATTTGAACAACTTGTTGAGGATATGTGCATTTATGGACAATAATTCAAGAGTATTAGTTGCTGGTGCTCATGGTATGGTTGGATCAGCAATTGCGAGAAATCTCCAAAATAAAGGATACAAAAATATCATTAAAGGTATTAGATATTTTGTAGATTTTACAGATCAAGAAGAAACTAAAAACTTTTTTAGAGATAAAAGACCTGAATATGTATTTGTTGCTGCCGCTAAAGTTGGTGGCATTATGGCAAATAATAGTAGTAAAGCAGATTTTTTAAAAGAAAATCTTCAGATTCAAACAAACATTATTGACACTGCTTATAAGTTTGGTGTTAAAAAACTTCTTTTTCTTGGGTCTTCTTGCATTTATCCAAAATTTGCAACTCAACCAATTACTGAAGATCAGTTAATGAGTGGTCCCCTGGAACCAACAAATGATGCTTATGCATTGGCAAAAATAGTTGGTCTGAAGATGTGCCAAGCATATCGGGAACAGCATGGATTTAATGCTATCTCTTTGATGCCTACAAATCTTTATGGTCCTAATGATAATTTTGATTTAGCAACATCACATGTTCTTCCTGGATTTATTTCTAGATTTCATGATGCAAAAAAATTGAATTCTTCTCAAGTAGAATGTTGGGGGGATGGATCACCTATGAGAGAATTTCTCCATGTTGATGATCTTGCAGAAGCATGTTATATGTGTATGCAAAACTATAATGAACCTGAACATATCAACGTTGGTACAGGTGAAGACATGACAATCAAAGAACTTGCTCAAACAATTTCTGATGTTGTTGGTTATGAAGGAGAAATTAAGTGGGATACTAGTAAACCAAATGGGACTCCTCGTAAAGTATTGAATGTAGATAAAATTAAATCTTTGGGATGGGAACCAAAAATTGGTCTTCGTGAAGGTATTGAGAAAACTTACGAATGGTATAAGAAAAATGCAATTTAAATGGCCTTTGATGAAAAACAATATCACCTTTGGTGATAGGTTTAATCTTGCAAAGTTTGTTCTGACTTCTGATCGTTTTACTAATGGTAAAATGGTTAGGAAGTTTGAAGATGAATGGAGTAAATGGTTAGGTGCAAAATATTCACTTTATGTTTCTTCTGGAAGTACCGCAAATTATCTATTACTATCTGCAGTTAAAGAACTATACGGATTGAAAGATGGGGATAAAGTATTAGTTCCTTCTTGTACTTGGGTTACTAATATTGGACCAGTTATTCAATTAGGATTTACTCCTATTTTTTGTGATATTAATATTAATAATTTTAGTTTTTGTGAAGAAGATCTCGAATACATTTCCAAAGAACATCCTGACATTAAACTAATTTTTGTTACACACTTAATTGGATTTTCTGCGAATAATGAACGGTATAAAAACTTATTTCCAAATGCTTTGATACTGGATGATGTGTGTGAATCTCATGGATGCAAATCTCCAGATGGAACTCGTCGTGGATCCGATAGTTTAGGTTCTACATTCAGTTTTTACTTTGGACACCATATGTCTACTATTGAAGGTGGAATGGTATCCACTAACAATTATGAATTGTATGATCTCATGCGAATGAAGAGAAGTCATGGACTTGCAAGAGAATCTACAAAACATAAAGAGTATGCTCAAAAATATCCAGATGTTTCAGATCAGTTTTTATTTGTAACTGACGGGTATAATTTTAGAAATCATGAACTTGGTGCGGTTCTTGGACTATCTCAACTCAAAAGGTTAGATAAGTATATTGAAATTAGAAACAAAAATTATATTAATTTTATAGAACTCATTAAAAAATATCCTGATAAATTTATTGCTCCAAAATATTATCCTACATGTAGTAATTTTTGTTTTCCTTTAATTTGCAAAACAAAAGAAATAGCAGATGATTTGAGGAAGAAGTTTGTTGAAGTTGGTATAGAACACCGTCCAATTATAAGTGGGAATCTATTAAGACAACCATTCTTGAAAGGTTATAGTGTAACTAGTAACAAAGATACTTTGACTGTTGATTTTGTTCATGATAATGGGATTTATTTGGGTAACAATCATTTTATTGGTGATAAAGAATTGAATCTTCTGGAGAATACATTTAAGCAATTATGACTTTTTCTTTTAATCGTTTAGGTAATCATGGGCATTTGGGAAATCAAATGTTTCAATATTCTGCAATTAAATCTCTTTCTATTAAACACAATAGGGATTTTATGATACCCCCAAAAGATGTTTTTGGTAAATATTATTATACCACTTTAAGAAGTAATATTGACGATTGTTTTAATATTAATTGCTCTAGGGGAATTAGTGATTTCCCAATACATGAAGAACGGCATTTTCATTTTGATAAAGAAACTTATGAGAATCCACCTAAAGGAAATGTTGATCTTTTGGGATTCTTTCAATCTGATAAATGGTTTAAGCATATTGATGATCAAATTAAAAAAGATTTTCAGTTCAAATCTGAATATTACGATATTGCTTCTGATTTAAAAACTCAACTTAGTGATAACTCTGAGTTGGTCGGAATTCATATTAGAAGAACGGATTTTGTTACCAATAATAATCATGTTTCTCAAGATATGAGTTACTATGAAAAATGTTTACTTGATTTACCAAAAACTTGTAAAGTTTTAATTTTTTCTGATGAACCTGAATGGTGTAAAAAGCAAGATCTTTTTTCTGAAGATAGATTTTTAGTTTCTGAAGTTAATGACCCATATATTGATTTGTGCCTCATGTCTTTGTGTGATTATGTAATTACTGCTAATAGTACTTATAGTTGGTGGGGAGCATACTTGTCAAATGCAAAGAAAATTTTTATTCCTTCTTTATGGAACCCAGATTCTAATCCGATAAATGCTAGTGATTTATATGTTGATGGGTGGATTAGAGTATGATTTCTTTTGACAAACTTGGAAATCTTGGTAGACTTGGAAATCAAATGTTTCAATATGCAAGTCTTCGGGGAATAGCAAAAAAACACAACTATGAATATTGTTTACCACCAAGGTCCGTATTTGGTCTGTACGATTCTAAAGTAAAAAATACAGATATAACTTTATACGAATGTTTTAATCTTCCAGAAGTAGAATATAAAATTACCAATTATCCATTATTAATGGAACCACCAAACGAATTTCATAATTATATTTGGGATAAATGCCCAAATAATATCAATTTGTTTGGATATTATCAGTTTAAAACTTATTTTGAAAATGCTGAAAATGAAATTAGAAATGCATTTACATTTGTAGATGACATACTAGATCCATGTAAACAATTTTTTAAAGAAAATTTTGGAATTTCTGATGTTATTTCTTTGCATGTTCGTAGAACCGATTATTTGAATTGCCCCGATGTTCACCCTATTCAAGATATAAATTATTATAAAAAATCTCTAGAATATTTTCCTAACAATAATCCAGTTTTAATATTTTCTGATGATATTGAGTGGTGTAAAAATCAACAAATATTTTCTCACGATAGATTTTTATTTTCTGAAGACAATAATACTGGCGTAGATCTTTGTCTACAGACTATGTGCAAATATCATATTATTGCTAATAGTTCTTTCAGTTGGTGGGGATCGTGGTTAGCAAAAAGTAAAAAAACTATAGCACCTAAAAAATGGGCAGGGGGTTTAGATACCAATAAATATTATCAAGATTTATATTTAAATGAGTGGATTGTTTTATGATTAATATATGGTATGATGAAAATGCATACTCTTACCTACAGAACGGTAAAACATGTGGACCTCTGAAAGTAAGAAAAAATTTAAAGAAATCTTTGAGTGAAAATGGTATTGAGTATGTAATTAATAAAAATGTTTACGAAAAAAATCTATTATTGGATTATTCTGAGCGTGAATATAAAATTCATGAAACACTAGAACACGAAACTTGTTTTATTGGACCACAGTTTTGGCCATTCTGCCCATATGGTAGGTTTTTAATTGAAAATCCTCAGTATTATAATAAATTAATAGTTCCTTCTTTGTGGGTCAAGAATAAACTTATTACAAAGTTTGATGTTACTCCTGATAAAATTTCAATATGGCCAGTTGGGATTGAGGAATTTGCGATCAATAAAAATATTTCATATGATTGTTTAATTTATTTTAAAAGAAGAAATGATGAGGATCTTGAAAAATCTATACAATTACTGAAAAAAAATAATCTTACTTATACTATAATTTCTTATGGCAATTATGATGAGAGTAAATTAAAAGAATTATTAGAACAGTGTAAGTTTTGTTTTTTGGTAAACGGAACGGAAAGCCAGGGAATCGCAGTTCAAGAAATAATGCAATCAAACACCCCTTTATTTGTTTGGGATGTTGAAGAATGGTTAGATCAAGGTGAAGAATACAGAGTTCCTGCATCTTCTGTTCCTTATTGGTCTAATGAATGTGGTGAAGTTTTTTATAATGAAAATGATATGGAATTTTCTTTTTCTAAATTCTGTGCTAAAATAAATTCATATAACCCTAAAAAATATATTGAAAAGGAATTATCCTTTAAAGCATCTGTAAAAAAATTAATGGAGATTATAAATGATTGATAATTGGACATGTGTTGATATGTCAGCAACTGATTCTTATGCTGATATTTGCAGAGAAGCAGTTTTAGATGATGAAGTTTTTAAAACATTTAAAACAGATTCAAGATACACTCCAGTCTTAGAGCATGTATCTCCTGAAGACGGGCAAAGATATATTAAAGGAATTCTACAATATGATTTAGATCCTCAAATTATAGATTCTTTTAAAGAAAATGATAAATTCGGTGGTTCTCAAATTGTTGAGTATGATGAACCATTTGGTAAAATTTCCCCATCTACGTTAAGATATATTCAAAATACATTAGATATTTCTCATTTTGTTGGAGAATGTGAAATTAATAAAATTGTCGAAATAGGTGGAGGATATGGTGGGTTGTGTAAAACAATTAGTTGTCTTTGTGATTTTGATGAATATCATATCTATGACATGGAACCAGCATCTAAACTCCAGAAAAAATATCTTTCTAATTTTGATGTAGGTGATAAAGTTTTTACTCATTCAACTCCAGAGAAGATTGATAACGTAGATCTTCTCATTAGCAATTATGCATATTCTGAACTTAATTTAGAACTTCAAAATGCTTATTATGAAAATGTAATTGCAAATTCTAAAAGAGTTTATATGATACTTAATAAAGGACAAGTTAGTAGACAAATTCTTTTAGAAAGAGCCCAAAAAGACTTTACTGTTAGTGTAAGTAAAGTTCTTGATTTTTGGCCACCTAATGGATATTTGTATTTTACAACAATGATAAAAAAGGAGATTCAATAAAATGGAAAGTTTTTCTCAAGCTGGGCAAGATAAATTTGTATTAACCATGCTTCAAAATAAAAAGGGTGGGAAGTATCTTGAAATAGGAGCATTTGATCCTATTAACATCAGCAATACTTATTTACTAGAAAAAGATTATTCTTGGGAAGGTTTTTCTTTGGACATTGTAAGTGAGTATGTTAATAAATTTAATTCGGTAAGAAAAAATAAATGTGTTTTGGCAGATGGATCTTCATTTGATTATCATGAACACATTAAAAATATATGGGGTGATATTGATCGTATTGATTATCTTCAAGTTGATTGTGAACCAGCAGAAAATACTTATAAGTGCTTAACTGCAGTTCCGTTTGATAAGTACAAATTCTCGGTAATTACATTTGAAACTGATTATTATTCGTGCGGTGAAGAAGTAAGAAATGCTTCTAGAGAATATTTAATAGATCGTGGTTATGTATTAGTTGCTTGTGATGTAAATAACGTTGGTGATGATCCTTTTGAAGATTGGTATGTTGATCCAACTGTTGTTGATGAAAGTCTGTATTCAAAATACGTATGTATTGGGAAACGGGGTAGTACTATTTGTTAATTAATTAAAATGAAAATCTGTATATTAACCATTGCTACAAACAAATATCTTCAGTTTGTTGAAAAACTGTATGATTCTATTGAGGAAAATTTTTTAAATGGACATGAAATTAGTTGTTTGTTGTTTACCGATCATGAAGTTGAAACTTCTGATAATATAAAAGTTCATTATATTGACCATGAACCATGGCCAATGCCAACTTTAAAAAGATATAATTATTTTGTAAAAGAGAAAGATTTTATTCTCCAGCATGATTATTGTTTTTATCTTGATGCTGATATGAGAATTGATAATTCTGTTGGAGATGAAATTTTAACTGATGGCATAGTTGCTACTATGCACCCATATCAATCTTTCTATCCAAAGGAACAAAGATCTTATGATAGAAATCCAAAATCATTAGCATATGTTCCATTCGGTCATGAAGGGGAAAATTATTATGCTGGTGGATTCAACGGCGGAACGACTGAAGAATTTATTAAAATGTCTGAAATCATTGCAGACCGTGTAAATAAAGATCTTGAGAATGGAGTTATCGCTTTATGGCATGATGAATCCCAAATGAACAGGTATCTTATTGATAATAAACCCTCTTTAAGTTTAACACCATCTTATTGTTGGGCTGAAGAATTTTATGAAAATTCTAATTATCCTTACGAACCTAAAATAATTGCTTTGAAAAAAAATCACTCAGAACTAAGAAATTAATTATAATGAAAGTTTTAATAACTGGCGGAGCTGGATTTATAGGATCTCACACTGCAGATCGTCTTTTGAGTGAAGGACATTCTGTTCGTGTTCTTGATAGTTTAGAAGAACCAGTTCATAAAAATAAAATAGTTCCATCATACTTAGATTCTAGAATAGAATTTATATATGGTAATGTCAATGATGAAAAAATTTTGTTGCAATCTATTTTGGGATGTGATGTTATATTTCATTTTGCTGCCTTTCAAGATTATTTGCCAATCTTTAGTAAATTTGTTGATGTAAATGTTTCTTCAACTGCAAAGATATATGAATTGATTTATAATTACAAAATACCAATTAAAAAAGTTATAGTTGCTAGTAGTCAAGCAACCTTGGGGGAAGGATTGTATTTGGATGCAGATGGTAAAAAATTTCTTCCTGACATGAGAAAAGATTCTGATCTTAAACAAGGTATTTGGGAATTAGATTGTCCATCTAATTTTAATCCTCCTATTAAGTGGACGAAAACTGATGAAACTATATCTAATCCTCAAAATCCATACGGAATGAGTAAAATATCTGAAGAAATGTTTGCATTATTTTTAGGTAAAAGGTATGAAATACCTTCTGTTGCTATGCGATATTCTATTGTTCAAGGATCTAGACAAAGTTTTTATAATACTTATAGCGGTGCTTGTAGAATTTTTTCACTTTCTTTTTATCAGGGAAAAGAACCTCAAATTTATGAAGATGGTAATCAAGTTAGGGATTTTGTAAATATCCATGATGTTGTTGATGCAAATATTTTAGTAATGAATGATGAAAGGGCAAACTATGAAATGTTTAATGTTGGTGGAGGTTTACCAATAACTATCAATGAATTTGCTAAAGTAGTTGCTAGTATTTTTGGATATGATAACTATATTCCTAAACCATCTGGCAGATATAGATTTGGTGATACCCGCCATATAGTTTCTGATATTTCTAAACTTAGATCTTTGGGATGGGAACCAAAAAGGTCAATACATGATAGTGTTAATGAGTATAAAAAATGGTTAAGTGGTATTGATTTATTGGACGATATTATTGAGCAAACTAACAAAAAAATGGAAGAAATGAATGTCATAAGAACAGTTTAATTTTTAATATGCTATAATTAAATGTAAATGGATACGATGGTAATGAAATTAGATCTTAGAGAAATACCTTTTTATTATATTAATCTCAAACGAGATGAACAAAGGAAAAAAAATGTTGAGAGTTTATTTAAATCTTTAGGTATTAAAGAATTTCATAGATTAGATGCAACTTTACACTCAAATGGATTTGCTGGATGTGCCAGAACAGTGAGTGATTTTTTACATAATATTACTAGTGGTCCTTTTGTCATAGTTGAAGATGATATTGATGTTAAAAATTGGGATCCGATTATAGAAATTCCTGATGATGCTGATGCCTTGTATTTGGGAATATCTGGATGGGGTAGAATGAATGGGCACTCTGGTCCGTTTGTGCAATGGAAGCATATTGATGAAAAAATCGTTAGAGTTTATAACATGCTTGGAGGACATGCTATAGTATATTTGACTCCAGACTGGGTAGAAATATGTAGACGTGCATCCTATCATGCTGGATATATTATTGAAAGTTTTTTTGATATTCAATATGCAGAACTTCAAAGGTTTTTTAATGTTTATGCTATAGATGATCCATATTTTTACCAAACTAGTTCTGATGGAAATCAAAAAGTAACTTATGAAAAACTTTCATCACAAAGAACAATGGAATGTTTTTCATATATACCTCAGTTATTTTTGCCAGAAAAAATTTATTAATGTATATTTCATATTGCCCTCTTAGGATTTCTTTGTTTGGTGGATCAACTGATAGTCCATATTTTGTTGAAAAATATGGATATGGATCTGTTATTAGTTTTGCTTCAAATTTGAAAACTTATGTTACTTTAGGTAGAGATATTTTTGGAGTTAATAATTTAGATCATAAGTACCGATTAAACTATTCAAATAGAGAGGATGTTTGTAAAGTTTCTGATATTAAAAACGAAGTTATAAGAGTTGTTCTGGAGCATTTTAATATTGGTCCGGTTCAAATTAATTTATTCGGAGATGCTTATTCGCAAGGAAGTGGATTGGCTTCATCATCTTCATATATTATTAGTTTGATAAAATCTGTATGCATGTTCTTGGATAAATCTTTATCAGATGTTGAAATCTGCTCTCTTGCATATAAGTTGGAAAGAAAATTTAATCCTTATTGTGGTTATCAAGATCCTTTTGGGTGTGGAGTAGGAGGATTTAAACGAATTGAATTCTATCCAAATGATAGAGTAACATATGATTATCTTCCATCATCATTTTTTGATCCCTTTGACATGCACTTGGTATTTACTGGTGTTACTAGAAATTCTAAAAATGTTTTGAAGGATGTGAATGATAACTTAGAAAAAGTAAAAAATTTACTTCCAATTGTTGACGAAGCATACGATGCTATTGTCAATAATGATCATTTTAAAATATTTGAATTATTGAATAAATCGTGGGAAGAGAAAAAAAAGACAAGTTCTATAATTGTTGAAAATGAAGTAATCAAAAATATAGATAAAGAATTATATGAAAATAATACTGTTTTATCTCATAAACTCTGTGGTGCTGGAAATGGGGGATTTTTCTTAGTATTTTCTGAAAAAAATAATTTAAATATACCTCATCATGCTGTTAAAATAAATGTATCATCCGAAGGTGTTTCTGGACGTAAAATATGAATCCATTTGAAGAATATATTAAAACTCTTAAATCTGCTCATATTAGTGATGAGTTTAGAAAATTTAAAGAAGCATTTAATACCCATGAAAGAATTATTATTCTTGGTAATGGAGGAAGTAATTCTGTAGCTTCTCACATTTCTCAAGATTATATGAAGTTTCATAAAAAGAAAGTTTCTATTCTTTCCGATCCTTCTATGCTAACAATGTTGACGAATGATTTTGGTTATGAAAATGCTTACCAAAAATTTTTAGAATATTATGTTGAAGATAATACTCTTGTAGTAATTATGAGCTCTGGTGGAGAATCAAAAAATATGTTAAACTGTTTGAAGTGGTGTGAAGATAATAAAGTTGATTATGGAGTATTAACTGGATTTAACTCTGATAATAGTATTCGTTTACTAGCAACTAATGCTTTATGGAATTACTACATAAGTAGTAATGATTATGGTGTAGTTGAATGTGTACATCAAATTTTTCTTCATGGAGTTGTATGAGATATTGTTTTGACATTGATGGAACTCTTTGTTATACGCCAAATAATCAAAAAGGTAAACCTGATTACTTAAATGCTAAACCGTATCCTTTCATGGTTGAGCAAGTAAATCGTTTGTACAATGAAGGAAATTATATCATTTTCCAAACTGCACGAGGAAAAGGATCTGGAATAGATCATACCGAATTAACTAAAAACCAATTAGCGGAATGGGGATATAAGTATCATGAACTGTTTCCCATGTTTTGCAAACCAACTGCAGACATTTTTATTGATGACAAAGCAGTTAATGCAGTAGAATGGGCAGCGAGTCAACCAAAAGTAAAAGGTATTATTGCTGGGGCATTTGATCTTATTCATCCTGGATATATTAGAATGTTTAGGGAGTGTAGGGAATATTGTAATCATCTTACTGTTGCTCTTCATGAAGATCCATCTATAGAACGATCAAATAAACTTTCTCCAGTTCAATCATTGAGTGACAGAAAAGAAATTTTGGAATCTATTAAATACATTGACGATATCGTAGTTTATCAAGTAGAAGATACGTTTTTATCCTATCTTAACAATTATGATATTCGTTTTTTAGGTGATGATTATCAAAATGGATCCTATACTGGAAAAGATAATCCTATAAAAATTATTTTTATTAATAGAGAACATGATTATTCAACTACTGAGTTAAAAAGAAAAATTGTTAAATCTTGGAGATAAAATGAAAAGTTTAGTTACTGGTGGTGCTGGATTTATTGGATCAAATCTTGTAGATCGTTTGCTTGAACTTGGTCACGAAGTTGTTGTGATTGATAATGAGTATTCTGATGCTCATGATCATTTTTACTGGAATGATAATGCGCAAAACTATAAGTACGATATTCGTGATTATCAAAATACACGTCCACTCTATGATGGCGTTGATTATGTGTTTCACATTGCTGCAGAGGCACGTATTCAACCTGCTATTCAAAATCCGATTGAAGCAGTTAGTATCAATTCTGTTGGTACTGTAACTGTTCTTCAATGTGCCCGTGAAGCAGGTGTTAAACGTGTAATGTATTCTTCCACGTCTTCGGGGTATGGAATGAATCAAACGCCGAATGTGGAAACTCAACCTGATGATTGTTTGAATCCTTATTCCGTTTCAAAGGTAAATGGTGAAAAATTATGTAAGATGTACACCAATTTATATGGTCTTCAAACTGTTTGTTTCCGTTACTTTAATGTCTATGGAGAACGCCAACCTCTGCGTGGACAGTATGCTCCTGTGATTGGTATTTTCCTTCGCCAGAGAGCAGCAGGAGAACCTCTAACCATTGTTGGTGATGGAAACCAACGAAGGGACTTTACTTATGTTGGTGATGTTGTAAATGCAAACATCCTCGCAGCAACTAAAGATGTTGATTCCGATTCTTTCGGACAAGTTTATAATATTGGAACAGGAACAAATTATTCTATTAATCAAATATCTAGATTATTTGATCATGAAAAAATTAACATTTCCCCTAGACCTGGGGAAGCAAGGATAAGTCTTGCAAACAATCAAAAATTTAAAAAAACTTTTGGATGGGAACCAAAAGTAAAACTTGAAGAATGGATCGGAGAACAACTAAAATGACAGTTCAAATTTTTACATCTGTTGTAAATAGACCAGATTTTTTGGAAATTCAAGCAAAATCTTTTAAAAAATTTTTAAAAGATGAGTATCAATTTAATGTAATTGATGATTCGCTTGATGATAATATTTCTAAAGAGTTTAAAGAAATTGCAGAGAAATATAATATTGTTTATTATAAAAAACCTGTTGATGAAAAGAGAAAGTTTGATGCTCCAATTTCGGGTTCCGACCATGTAGATGAGACAATTCAATGGACTTTTGATGAAATTATTAAAAAGAAGCACGCGAATGAAGTAGTATTTTTTACAGATTCTGACATGTTTTTATTGGAAGATTTTTCAATAAAAGAATACATGCAAGGAGAAATAGTGGCAGGTCATCTTCAAGTTAGAGGACAAGTCAGATATATTTGGAACGGAATAATGTTTTTTGATATGGAAAAAATCATGAGTATTGATCCAAATTTAGATTTTTCTCATGGTGTTGTTGATGGTGAAACTACAGATACTGGTGGTTCTTTACATTATTATTTTAAAAGAAATAATATAAAGTTTAAAAACATTAATGAAGGTGGAACTACTGCGGATGATTGTCCAGAGTATCCAACAGAATATAAAGGCATTGAAATTCCTGTTTTATTAAATCCTGATATGTGGTCTCAACCAAAAGATGGATTTCAATTTGAACTTCACTTGGAAGGAAAGTTTTTGCATTATAGGGCTGGAACTAATTGGCATACTAAAAAGAATTGGAAAACTAAAGAAGATCCTCTTAAAATTAAAGCGGATATTTTTAATAAGATTGTTAAAGATTTTATAGAATAATGGATAAAAATAAATCAATTTATAAGCTCAAAGGTATTCCTCCAATTTATTATTTGAATCTTGATAATCAACCAGAAAGATCTCAATATATGGAAGACCAATTTAAATATTGGGAGATTGAAAATTATACGAGGATTTCTGCCTATGATGGGAGGGAAGATGATTTAGGGCATATTATTAAAGGAAAATACCCTGATAATATGTCTTCGGGTGAAGTTGGATGTGTTACTTCTCATTTAAAAGCACTTAAACATTTTTTGGAAAATTCTGATTCTCCTTGTGCTTTAATTATGGAAGATGATTGTGATTTGGATACTGTTAAGCACTGGTCTTTTACTTGGAAAGATTTCTTTTCTAAAGTTCCTTACGCTTATGATGTAATTCAATTGGCAATTATTAATCCTGCTCAAGTTCATTTAAAAATTCATCGCAGATTTGTAAATGATTTTTCCACTGCTTGTTATTTAATAACTAGGAGACATGCTCAAAAATTAATTGACTTGCATGTAAGAGATGGAAAATACAAATTAGATACTGGTGTTAAACCAAGAGCAGTTGCTGATGATTTAATTTATAACTCGGGAAATACTTACGCTATACCATTATTTCTTTATAAGATTGAACTGGGTTCTTCAATACATCATGATCATGTTGATGTTTTTCATCGCAGCAGTTATGAAGGATTGTGGCAATTTTGGAAAAACCAATCGTCTGAAATAGATGATTGGAATTCTATATTTGACTATGATCCTTTCTTTGGAACCCTTCCACCTGGTTGGGAAGGTAAATAGTAAGCATTTATACTTACATTATCAGAATATCAAAACAAAGGGGCTTGACGCCCCTTTCTTTTTGCTATATACTTCTGTAACAGTTCTTTACAAATCTACAATGACTGTAACTACTAATGAATATGGGCAACAAAATATGTTTGCCAAAGAACCTACAATGTATTACGAAAATTATGGGATGTTGACACCTAATCAAATCAGGGAGCGTACCAATGGGCGCTGGGCAATGGTCGGTTTTGTTGCTGGCATCATTTCTTATGTTAGCACTGGTAACTTCTTCTTCGGCATCTTCTGATGACTGAGGCACTCTGGACAATCACGACAGTTGCATTTTTCGTGATTTTGGGTTATGCTGTTGATCAACTCTCTGAAACTTATTGAGTCTTAAAACAATGACATTCAACGTTACACTTCAATCTCCTGACGGCACCGAAACTACTATTCAATGTGCTCCCGATCAATACATTCTTGAAGCAGCAGAAGAAGCAGGCGTGGATCTTCCTTCGTCCTGCCGTGCTGGTGCTTGCTCTGCTTGTGCTGGTAAACTGATTAGCGGCACCGTAGATAACGAGGAGCAATCGTTCCTTGATGATGATCAAATTGCCGAAGGTTGGGTTCTCACTTGCGTGGCATATCCCACCAGCGATTGTGTAATTCTCACTCAACAGGAAGAAAATCTGTGAGTGCTAAAATGCTTGGGCAATTTAATCTTGCCCTACAAGAACTTGTTGAAACTGGTGCCTGGGACCGAAATGTAGAACTAGAAGTTAAGATTGCTGGCACCTTAAAAAGCGACAAGTTTATTGTTATTAAACCTGTAAAAGAAAAATTGGTATCTAATCCAGATCCTGAACTTAAACAAAAACATCCATATCAAGGAGAAAACAAATGAACAAAATTTTTACTGAAAAAGCAGAACGTATTAACGGTTGGGCGGCGATGATTGGTTTCGTTGCTGCTGCTGGATCTTATCTTGTAACTGGACAAATTATTCCTGGTATTCTGTGATAGAGGTTAAAATGCGTAAAGAACAATATCAAATTCCTCAAGTTGAATTTGTATTCCGTGAGAATGGTGAGTTTGTAACACGTACATCTGCAGAACTTTTCAATGGAAAGCGCGTGGTCATTTTTAGTCTGCCTGGTGCTTTCACTCCTACTTGCAGTGCCTATCAGTTACCTGGATTCGAAGAGAAATATGACGACTTTCGTAGTTTGGGCATCGACGATATTTACTGCATCTCTGTTAATGATGGGTTTGTAATGAATGCCTGGGCACAAGACCAGAACATTGAGAAAGTAAAACTCATTCCAGATGGCAATGCATATTTCACACGTTCTATGGGTATGCTCGTCAATAAGTCTAACCTTGGTTTCGGTAGTCGCTCTTGGCGTTATGCTGCAGTTGTGGATAACGGAATCATCCAAAAACTATTCGTTGAGGGTGGGCAACGGGACAATGCCGACACCGACCCTTATGAAGAGACTACTCCAGAGAATATTTTGAATTATATTCGTTCTTCTGTGTTGGAATTAGAACTAGTTTGAAACAATAAGAAATAATATTCAACTCTGTCTCTAAATAAGAGGCAGAGTTTTTTTGTATATGCCTAGAGGATATTTGACAAAGGACATTATAAAGTGTGAGGTCCTCAAAATAAAAAATGATTTGGATAAAGAGTGGATGAATAAATCTGGATATGATCCAAAATGGTTAGCGCATCATTACCTCAACAAGGTCCTGGACAAATTGGATGAGTACAGGGCTTGACAGGGCAGTGGGGGCGTGCTATCATAAATAGGTAAACAAATGTTACGGAATGCAAAGTTCTCTTAACATTTGCTCTTCTCCAACCGAGATCATGAGAAGTAAAGTATCTCTCATATCCGCAATGGAGGGTGTTGCGGAGCATACTGTAACTCGTTCGTCCCCCCGAACTTTTACTTACCCTTTTAAAACAAATGACTGCTACAATTTCACAACAACGACAATCGAATACTTGGGAACAGTTTTGCAACTGGGTGACTTCAACCGATAACCGCCTCTATGTGGGTTGGTTCGGCGTTCTGATGATCCCATGCCTGCTTGCTGCTACAACTTGCTTCATCATTGCATTCATCGGTGCTCCCCCAGTGGACATTGATGGCATCCGTGAACCTGTTGCTGGTTCTCTCATGTACGGAAACAACATCATCTCTGGTGCTGTTATCCCTTCGTCCAATGCTATTGGACTGCACTTCTACCCCATCTGGGAAGCTGCCTCTCTTGATGAGTGGCTTTACAACGGTGGACCTTTCCAACTGGTAGTGTTCCACTTCCTCATCGGCATCTACGCCTACATGGGACGTGAGTGGGAACTTTCTTACCGCCTTGGTATGCGTCCTTGGATCTGTGTTGCTTACTCTGCACCTGTTGCTGCCGCAAGCGCAGTGTTCCTGGTCTATCCTTTCGGTCAAGGTTCTTTCTCTGACGCGATGCCCCTGGGTATCTCTGGTACTTTTAACTACATGCTTGTGTTCCAGGCAGAGCACAACATCCTGATGCACCCCTTCCACATGCTCGGCGTTGCTGGTGTGTTCGGTGGTTCTCTGTTCAGTGCTATGCACGGTTCTTTGGTTACTTCTTCGCTGGTTCGTGAAACTACCGAGCAAGAGTCGCAGAACTATGGTTACAAGTTCGGTCAAGAAGAAGAGACTTATAACATCGTTGCTGCTCATGGTTACTTTGGTCGCCTGATCTTCCAATATGCTTCGTTCAACAACTCTCGTTCGCTACACTTCTTCCTTGCTGCTTGGCCTGTTGTCGGTATCTGGTTTACTGCCCTGGGCGTATCTACGATGGCGTTCAACCTCAACGGTTTCAACTTCAACCAGTCCATCGTTGATGGACAAGGTAAAGTGATCAACACTTGGGCAGATGTGCTCAACCGTGCTGGACTGGGCATGGAGGTAATGCACGAGCGTAATGCACACAATTTCCCTCTGGATCTTGCTGCTGCTACTAACACTCCTGTTGCTCTTCGCGCTCCTGCTATTGGTTGATAAAAACTGAATAGCTGATATAATTAGAGGGTGTAACAACCCTCTTTTTTTATGTCTAATCTTCTTTTGTTTTCTAAAAAAGAATGCGGACCTTGCATTCTTGTCAAAAAGTATTTTAATACTATGTCAGATTCAAGAACAGAATCTGTAAAAGAACTTCTTCTTGATGATGGTTATGAAGAAAATCTTTCTATCGCTAAACAATATAAAATTAATGCAACTCCTACCTTGATTGTAGTTAATGAAGATGGGGAAAAAGTAGAAGAATATATTGGTGGAGTTGATATTACAAAAAATATCACCAAATTATTGGACCAATATATTAACTGAATTTTTATGTCTCACAATAATCAACATCATCCTATGGAACCCTGGATCATCTGGGTAGGTGTAGGTATGATGGGTTTCACAATCGTTGTGTTTGTTGCCTTCACTCTGTCAGTAATTTATTGGGGATAAGCACAAATGCTTATTGACTCCTTTGTTAAGTAATGTTAAGATAAATATGAGAAATACATAGGAGGTTATGACTTCTTCTACACTTTCGCAACCAATTCAACAACGAGGATGGTTTGATGTCCTGGATGACTGGCTTAAACGAGATCGCTTTGTATTTGTGGGTTGGTCTGGACTATTACTTTTTCCCACTGCTTATCTTGCCCTTGGTGGCTGGCTTACTGGCACAACGTTTGTTACAAGCT